TAGGGGCTGCATCGGGCAGGCCAAGAAGGGCGCGGCGCAGGCGTTCTATGGGTGATCGCATCCACTCCCGATCATTCGGCAGCACAGGGCCTGCGGAGGTGCGTTCCTGCGGCTGTGACGTGCTGCCGTGGGAGGACTGCCCGCATAGCGCATGGGACGCCGGAAAGAGCCTACAGCGCGTTATCGAGGACGCTGGCTCCTATGTGCCGTCCGAAGCACTGCGAGCGCCTGTAGCCCCGGATAGCCGCTTGGCAGGGGTGATACAGCGGACACGGCAGATAGCGAAGCTGGCGCAGGAAATCGAAGCGCTCCTAACAGAATCGGGAGCCGCCTGTGCGTAGCTTTACAAGAACTTTACTTGGGCCGAACAGTGTTATACAGTGGTTTGGTAGCAAAATCCCTAATGTCAATGTGCTGCCGCCCAACGATACTCGCGCGCGAGGCCAATTCCTCATGCGTTCTTGCCGGGCAACCGGGTTGTGTGGCAGCACCAAGAGCGCAGTAGGAATTGGCCTTTCTTCGTTCTTAAGCCGCTGTGGGACGACTGTGCAGCGGGCAGTTATCGGCTCCAACAGGATCGCGGAGCGTGACGGGTTTTGGCGCAATGGAATCGCCCGACAGGCGTGGGTCACAGCCCCGCGAAAGGATTCCGAGGCAAGGTGGCTGCGTTTCGACCTTGCTCTGTGCTCTCAGGCCCTGGCTCCGGGAAGCAGACGCGGAAAGAACTCTGGTGACAGGGTTGGCTTTCTGCACCCTAAACCCTCCACCAAGAAGCAGTCTAGGAATACCAAATACCCTGAATACGGGGCGAAAGGGCGAAACATGGGCGATGAACTGAAATGGTCGACGGCTCCGACGCGCACCGAATGGGGCGAGGGGATGATGGTTGCAGACGTAGCGTTGGACAACGATTCGACGCTGACGATGTACTGCCACAAGAACGACCTAGCGAAGGTCCGGCCGAATGGGGCGCGCGAAGTCAAGCTGCTGGAGGGCGAGCTGCTGGCTCTTCGGCAGGCGGCTAAAGAGGCCGCTGTTGCGATGGCGCAGCACATGCCGCACCGCAAGGAAACGCATGATTTGTATGCGTTCCTGACGGAGACTGAATCGTCGTCTTGTTGCGGCCACGCGAGCGACTGCGCCGTTCATAACGAGCCAGCGTTTCCGGCCGGCCCTTGTGATTGCGGGGCGGAGAAAAGCAACGCCTTGCGGCCGGATCACCCGCTTGCTCCAGGACGGTGCGTCCGCGGCATCGGTATGAGCAAAAACTGTCCGGCGTGCCTAAAAGCGTGAAAACCACTAAAAACGCTTGACTACCACTTGACAAGGGTCGATAATCGCGCAAGGACCGCGCGAAGTGGCCCTAGGGACCGCACAGGCCGCTTGACCTGTCGCACCCGACCATCCGAGCCGATGCCCCGAAAGGGGATCGAACTGCGATGGACGAACTCGTCTCCGATTTCCCTGAACCGCCCTTGTGGCGGTTTTTGCGTTTCTGGCCCACGTAAAAGGCTGGCGGCACTCCGGGCCGTGACATTGGTACTCCACTGAACCGAACGGATCAAAGAGGTGGACGTGTAGCGGCGAACCGCTACCCGCTGCAATGGCAAGACCGGCGGGCCGTAATCCCCTGTGAAACGGCAAAACGAGGCTCTAGGAAAATGGACGCCGCGCAAGCGGTGAAGCGGATCGCCCACGTTACGGGTTCCTCGATAGACAGACAGGGTACTGCACAAGACGACTCCAGAGGCTACGCGCCTCCCCCGGCAGGACAACGCAGGGCAAAGAGTCTGACAGCCTAGGGAAGTCCATCCTAGGGTCTTGCCCCGTTCCCTAAGCTATGCCGGATTGATATATCTGGACGGCGCTATCGACTTTCGGTATAACAGAGTTCGCCGGGCCGCTTTGCTTTCGGAGCCTCACGTCTTGCCAGACATTCACGGCGGGGCGACCCGGCACCCCTCACCCAAGAGCCCGCCATACGCGGGCTTTCCTTTTGCGGCGCAACAAAGCCGCCGCCCTCCTATGCGCCAATACAACACCGCTTGCCAGCACTGCGGCGGGCTGATCGCCGAGCCGAACAAAGCCTATGGCTTCGCCGGGGCGTTCTGCCACTGCGAGCAGAGGCGCAGCGACATGGAAGCGCCCGCTATGCCATCGGAGGTTGAGCGACTGCGCCGGGAAGTGGACGATCTGCGCGGGCGGCTGGCGCGGCTTGAGCAGGGAACCGCTCGCCTGATGCCGCTCAGCCCGATTCCGCAGACGCCCGATCCCTATTCGTGGACGCTGCAGGACATCGCCAAGCACTTCCCGCCCGGCACGGTTCTGTGCTGACCGCGCGTAAACCCGCAGACACCGTAAGGCCGAAACCAAATCGGCATTGAACTGAATTCGCGTCAATCGACGCCACCCGCATGGGCAGCGAGAGCAAGCAGCACTCAGGGAGCATTGCCCGGTTAGAGGGCCTTCGACGCTCACCACCTCGCAACAAGCAATCGTCTGCCCAGCCCTTTTCCCACCACTTCTAACGCCGCGAGGCGCCGGAGTAGAACATGGCATACAAATCCAAATCAACACTGACCCGCCCGGCCGATACCACCGCCTACGCGGCTGGTGACGTAGTAGCCGGCGGCGCGTTCAAGCTCAAAGGCATGCCGGTCAACAAATACGACCTGATGATTACGTCGGTTGCCCTGGCGATCCACGTGACGAGCATCCCTGCGGGCATGGCCAGCTTCACGCTGCATCTCTACAACGCCGATCCGCCCAGCGCCCTTCCCGACAACGCCGCATGGGACTTGCCGGCTGGTGACCGCGACAACTACCTTGGCTCGATCAGCATGGGCTCACCGGTTGATGTTGGCTCGACCCTGTACGTCGGCACCGATCAAGTGAACAAGCAGATCCGCGCAGGCGATAACGGCGTCTGGGGCTACCTCGTGACCAACGCCGCTTACACCCCGACTAGCGCCGCCGTGAAGACGGTCGAGGCTTACGCCATCGCGCAGATCTAAGTTAGTGACCGCGAACAACCCTAGAGGAATCGCACCATGAAGAAACTCACCATCGATCAACTGTATTCCGCACTGGAGTTGGCGCGCAAGGTTCGCCAGTACGAAGCGGCGAAAGACCGTCTGCAAGGATGGACGGTGCCGTTTGTGGTTCGTGAGGCTTTCGACCAGGAGACGATTAACGTTGCCGTCCCGAGTGACGCAGTGCGCAAAGAGCTGATTGAGAGGATCTTGGCGGCGCATCAATCCTTGGCGGCACTCGGGATTGAGTTGGTCCATTGCAACGAGGAACGCGCTTAACCAGCGAACAACCCGCGAGGGATTCGTACTATGAGCAAACAACCAGAACTGTTCCGCCGCAGGGCAAACCGCTTTTGCGTGTCCTTCAGCGGATCCGGGCTAGTGCCCGTTGCCTCCGAGCTTGACGACAAGCCGCTCTTTGAATCGCTCCCGCCCCGGAGAGTGGGCGACGAATGCGTGATTCACGTTGAGGGTAAGCGCCGTCTCGCCATGCTCCTGCGCTCGCACGGGCATGTGAAGAACGGGACCTACCTCGTGGATCGCGGGCCGTATACGAAAGTTAGTCGTGGCTAACAAAGCCGCTGAGAGCAGTAAAAAACCGCGTGGCCGGTCCTTTCCGAAAGGCAAGAGCGGCAATCCGGGTGGCAGACCAAAGCTGCCCGAGGACGTAAAGCACGTCCGCGAGCTGGCAAGGCAGTACACCGCGTCTGCTGTCGCGGCGCTGGTTGAAGTGCTGGAGTCCGACAGCGCGGCTGGCAAGGTGGCAGCGGCCAATGCGCTGCTTGATCGAGGCTGGGGTAAGCCGGAGCAGTCGATTGTCGGTCCAGGCGAGAACGGCGAACACCTGTTCTCTGAGATCGTTCGGCGAATCGTCAAGGCGTGACTGTGGATAACTTTGCAATGCGCAAGTATTCATTTCGCCGAAAAAGTGCCGTGAAACGCGGGCTGAGACAGGGGTTCGCGGAAATCTGCTTAGTTTTTAAGCAGTGACGGCGCTCACGATAGAGACGGCGGCAGTCTTCGAGCCGCTGCTAGAGCCTGCGCGCTACAAAGGTGCTCACGGTGGCCGTGGATCCGGTAAGTCGCACTTCTTCGCCGAGCTGTTGATTGAGCGCTCGGTGATGGCGAAGACCGATGCGGTCTGCGCCCGTGAGATTCAGAAGTCGCTGGAGCAGTCGGTCAAGAAGCTGCTTGCCAGCAAGATCGCCAGCATGAACGCCGGGGCCTACTTCGAGGTTCTGGATAGCAAGATTAAAAGCGTTCATGGCGGCGTCATCATCTTCCAGGGGTTGCAGGACCACACCAGCGAGTCGATCAAGTCGCTGGAGGGCTATGACGTTCTATGGGGGGAAGAGGCGCAGTCGCTGAGTCAGCGCAGCCTTGACCTGATCCGGCCGACGATTCGCAAGGCCGGCTCCGAACTGTGGTTCTCGTGGAACCCGAACCTGCCGACCGATCCGATTGACGTTCTCCTGCGCGGAGAAAGCCCGCCACCTGGCGCGGTTGTGGTGCAGGCGAACTACAGCGATAACCCATGGCTCCCCGAGGAACTGAGAGCGGAGCTTGAGTACGACCGGAAGCGCGACCCGGAGAAGTACGCGCATATCTGGCTAGGCGAGTACCAGCGCAACTCTGAGGCGCGGGTCTTCAAGAACTGGACGATTGAGGAATTCGAGCGGCCCAAAGGCACGATTCACCGGCTAGGTGCTGATTGGGGCTTTTCGATTGATCCGAGCGTGCTGGTGCGCTGCTCGATTGAGGAAAACCGGCTGTACGTCGATTACGAGGCGTACCGCGTCGGCTGTGAGATCGTGAACCTGCCGGAGTTGTTTTTTTCGGTGCCGGAGGCTGAGAAGTGGCCGATTGTGGCCGACTCGGCGCGGCCTGAAACGATCAGCCACATGCAGAAGAACGGTTTCCCGAAGATGACGGCGGCGATCAAGGGCGCCAAGTCGTTGGAGGAAGGCGTCGAGTTCCTTCGCAGCTTCGATATCGTGGTGCATCCGCGCTGTCAGCACGTCATCGACGAACTGACGATGTATTGCTACAAGACCGACCCGCTGACTGGCGTAGTCATTCCAATTCTGGAAGACAAAAACAACCACACGATTGATGCGCTGCGGTATGCCTGCGAGGGAGCGAGGCGAGCCGGCAAAGCGATCAAGCGGGCGATCACGCCGCCTGTCAGAACCTCTTGGATGGGCTAACACCCGCCCTCCCAACGTCGAGAGACGCCGGAGAAAAATGGAAAACGACACCCTCAAAGACGCCCGCGACGAGTTCAAGGCTAGCCTAGACAACGAGTCTGAGCAGCGCAAGGCGTCTCAGGACGACCTCGAATTCGCCAAGCTGGAAAAGCAGTGGGACCAGCGCGACATCGACCAGCGCCGCGAAGAGGGGCGCCCCTGCCTGACGATCAACCGCCTGCCGTCTTTCATCAAGCATGTCACGAACGACGGCCGGATCAACCGGCCCGCAATCAACGTCAAGCCGGTCGGCTCTGGCGCGACGAAGGACACGGCAAACATCTTGTCAGATCTGGTGCGCAACATCGAGACGATGAGCCAAGCGGACATCGTTTACGACACGGCGTTCGACTTCGCGGTTTCCTGCGGGCTCGGGTACTTCCGCGTTGACGTTGACTACGCGACGGAGGACGAATTCGAGCAGGACATCCGCCTGTCTCGCATCTCTAACCCGTTCAGCGTGTACGGCGACTACGAGTCCAAGGAAGCGACCTCGATTGACTGGAACCGAGCCTTTGTGACAGAGAAGTACCGGAAGGCGAGCTTCGAGGCCAAATTTGGCAAACAGTGGAAGGCGGCGAGCTTCGAGAGCGGCGGTGGTGATTACGATGACCAGAACTGGTTCGATGGCGACGGCATCCGCGTAGCCGAATACTGGACGCGCGAGAAGGTAGACGCTCGCATCTTCAAGCTGTCCAACGGCATGGTGATGTTTGAGGCCGAGATGGTCAAGATTGCCGAGGCGCTGACGGCGCAGGGCATTACGATTGTTGGCGACCGTGAGACGAAAACGCACAAGGTCAAGCAGCGCATCTTGACTGGCACGGACGTAATCGAGGAAAACGACTGGCTCGGCAAGTACATCCCGATTGTCCCGATGTATGGCGAGGAAGTGAACATCAACGGCAAGCGTTACTTCATTTCGCTTGTTCGCCGCGCCAAGGACTCGCAGCGCAACTTCAACTACTGGCGCACCTCGGCGACGGAACTGGTTGCGCTGAGCCCGAAAGCGCCGTGGGTCGGCCCGGTCGGGATGTTCGTCACCGATCATGCGAAGTGGCAGACGGCCAACCGTGTCGCGCATCAGTACATCGAGTTTGACGTGGTGCCGGGTGCTGAAGGCATGTACCCGCAGCGCCAGCCTTTTGCCGGCGTTCCGGCCGGTGCGCTGCAAGAGGCGGCGAATGCTCAAGACGACATGAAGTCGATCATGAACATTTACGACGCCAGCCTCGGCCAGCGCTCAAACGAGACGAGCGGGCGAGCGATCAATGCGCGCGATCGGCAAAGCGACGTTGCCACGTTCGATTTCATCGACAACCGCAACCGGGCTGTTGAGCACGGTGGGCGGATCATCATCGATCTGATCCCGAAGGTGTACAGCGCGCAGCGGATCATGCGATGCGTGCAGGAGGACGGCACGACCTACGCGGTTCCGGTTAATCAGGAGGTTGCCCCGGCGCAGGAGGTGCGCAAACTGCAGCAGCCGATGCCGCAGCCGATGCCCCCGCAGATGGGTCCGATGGGTCCGGCTCCGATGGGGCCGGGAATGCCGCCGCAAGGCCCGCAAGGACCGATGCAAGGGCCAATGCCGCCGATGGGCGCTCCGACGCAGCAAGAGCCGCAGGAAGAGGCCGGAGGCCCGCCCGAGTACGTTCCGGTCACGCCGGAGTTGACCGCGCAACTGCCACCCGAAGCGCTGGAGCACCTGCGCAAGATCACGAAGGTTTTCGACCTCACGACGGGCAAATACGACGTGACCGTGACGGCTGGTCCTGGCTTTGCGACTAGGCGCGAGGAAGCCAGCCAGCAGATGATGGAATTCATCCGCATCTTCCCGCAGTCGGCGCCGCTCATTGGCGATCTGCTCGCGAAGAATCTGGATTGGCCCGGCGCGGAGCAGGTTGCGCAGCGTCTCAAGGCGGTGTTGCCGCCGCAGGCTGCGGGGCAGATCAATCCGATGGTGCAGAACCTGCAGAACATGCTGCAGCAGCAGGACGCGCAGGCGAAACAGGCTATCGGGCAGTTGCAGCAGCAGATTGGCGGGCTGACAAAGCAGGTCCAGGACAAGCAAGGCGAGCTGCAGATCAAGGCGCAAGAGGTCCAGGTCAAGCAATTCGAGGCCGAAACGCGCCGCGCGGAGGTGATGAAGCCCGAAGTGATGCAGCCGCAGCAAATCGACCCGTTCAAGGCTGCGGCGCACGAGTTGGCCGAGCGCGAAATGCGCGTTGCCGAATACAACGCCGAGACTGAGCGGCTGAAGGTGCTCGGGACGACGCTTGATCCGGTGTCGATTCAGGCGCTGGTGATGAAAACGGTGCAGGAAGCGCTCACGACGACCCCGCAAAGCGCGGAATCCGGCGAGATGGGCGGGCAGATGCTTGCGGCTGGTGAATCCGAGCCGATGGATGCGGGCGAGGGCTGCGATATGGGCGCAATGCCGATGCAAGGTGCTGCGATGGGTCAACAAACGATGCCGCCTGACGGCATGGGCGCATGAAACACGCTCTCGACTGCTCCACTGGCGCTGGCATGCTGTGCTGCGACTGCGGCGCCGAGCGTATGCGCGTGTACCGCTGCGCGCCGATCACCGAGCCAACGGGCGAGACGAGCATCGACGCCGAGGGCAAGGTTGTGCGCTGGCATCGCGTGAAGAACTGGCGCTTGCTGGGCACGGCTGCGAGCTTTAAGCACGCGAAACAGAAGTTCGGCGGCTATCCAGTCGTTGAGGCTATGGACGGCGCGCTGTGGTTCATGGCCGGCGCGAGCGTGGCCGATTTCCCGGAAAGCCAGCGCGACAAGGACGGTCACTCAAGCCTGCTGTCGATAACGAGGGACGGCGCTGTGCGGCTGTATCAGCGCACTCCGTACCCGATTGAACTGCTCAACGAGCAATACGCAGTAGGCGTCGGCTCAGAGGCCGCAATGGCGGTCATGCTTTGCGGCTTCGATGCGCGTAAGGCGGTCGAGATCGCTTCGGTTGTATGCCAAGGTTGCGGCAACGGCATTGACACGCTGGCGCTGAAAGATTGATAGAACCCAAGCGCGAACAGCTCCCGCGCTGAGTAGAGCCGCCTCCGGGCGGCTTTCTTATTGGAGCAATGGTCCGTCGCGAGACGCCCATAGGACATTCAATGTCAGACTCTCAGGAACAATCTGCGGCCCCGCAGAATTCCGCCCCGGATGCAGCAAGCCTCTTCGCTGCTCCTGCGGTGGATAACACCGCACCCCCAGAAGCCAACGCAGCTCCGGAAACGGACGCAGCCGAGGAATCTGGCTCGCTTCTAGCCGACGACTCCGACGCCGCCGCCCTGCTTCCCGCAGAGGACGACAGCGAGGAAATCGACTACGAGGGCGAAAAGCTCAAGATCCCCAAGAAGCTCAAGGACGCCTTTCTCCGTCAGAAGGATTACACCCAGAAGACGCAGGAGGTAGCCGAGCAACGCCGGGCAATCGAGGGCGAGCGCGAGCAACTCCAGCAGTTCCGACAGTTCCAGCAGGAGAACGTGCGAGAGATCGCGCAACTGCACGGGCTGGACGACCGCATGGCATGGCTGGCGCAGAACATGCGCGCGATTGCCGCGCAAGACCCGGTAAAGGGCCAAGAGGCCCTGATGGAGTTCACGCAACTACAAACCGCTCGCGGACAGTTGGCGAACTCTTTGGCGCAGAAAAATCAGCAGATGCAGTTGGCAGCGCAGAGCATGGCCTCTAAGCGCGCCAATGACGCTGAGGCGGTGGTGATGCGCGAGGTAAAGAACTGGTCCCCCAAGAAGTACGCAGAGCTACAGGATTTCGCACGGTCCAACGGGGTTGAACCCGAGACGCTGCGGCAGCTTTTCATCAGCGCGCCACAGGTTGCGAAGGTCTTCGATACGGCACTGCAACACAGCCAGTTCCTCAAGCAACGTACTGCGAAACCCGCTGCGGCGCCGCTTCCAAAGCCGGTGACGAAGGTGGGCGGCGGCAGTGCGACCAACACGAAGTCCCTGAGTGACTTGACGCCCGAGGAATACGCGGCGAAGAGACGCGAGCGGATGGACAAACGCCGCTGACACGCACTGTCAGCAATTTCTAACGCCGAGAGGCGCTGAAAGGTTCCCCAATGAGCAACACGTTCAAGGTGATCGACATGATCGCCAAGGAAGGGCTCGCCATCGCACACGAGAAGGCGACCTTCATCTCCAGCATCAACCGTCAGTTCGACGATTCGTTCGGCAAGGCCGGCGAAAAGGTCGGATCGACGCTGCGGGTTCGCGAGCCGAACCAATACATCCGCCGTCAGGGCTCGCGCGTCATGGACGTGCAAGACCAAGCGGAAAGCACCCAGACGGTGACCCTCGCCACGCAAGACGGCGTGGACATGAAGTTCAACAGCGCCGAGTTGCTCCTGAACACGGACGACCCCAGCCAAGTGGCTTCGTTCTCGAAGCGCTACATCGAGCCGGCCATGTCGGTTCTGGTGTCGGGCATCGACGGCGACTGCCTAACCACGGCGACCAAGGAGACGTACAACCTCGTCGGCACCGCCGGCACCGCCATTGGCACGTCTGGTGATACCACGGCGCTCGGCCTAGCTCGCGCTCGTCTGAATCAGGGTCTGGCCCCGAAGGATGCCAACCGCTCGATTCAGTTGGACTCAATCACGATGGCGAACATCGTGAACGCCAACAAGGCGCTGTTCTACCCGGACTCGCAAGTCAAGAAGGCGTTCACCGAGGGCTTCTACGGCCGTTCGGCGATGGCCGACTTCTACGAGAACGAGCGCTGCTGGACGATGACCAACGGCTCGGACGTGACCGGCACGACCGACGCGGCGGCCGGCGTGACGGATGGCGGCACTACCCTGTCGGCTGACACCGCATCGCCTGTGACGTACACGGTCGGCCAGGTGTTCACCATCGCTGGTGTCTACGCCTGCCACCCGGAAACGAAGCAGTCGCTGGGCTACCTGCAGCAGTTCACGAACACCGCCGGCACGGGTTCTGGCGGCGACATGACGATCAGCCCGGCGACGTACCTCACCGGCGCCAAGCAGAACGTCTGCAGCGCTGCCGGCGCGCAACTGGCGACGACCGACTTCAACTCGCAGACGCTGACGGCAGTCGGTTCCGCCTCCACGGCGTACCGCCAGAACCTGATGTACCACCGCGACGCGTTCGCGTTCGTGACGGCCGACCTGCCGATCATGGACGACGCCGCCAAGTGCGTGGTGCGCAAGTTGGACGGCCTGTCCATGCGCGTGTGGATGGCCTCGGACATCCGCAACGACGAACTGCTGGTCCGTCTCGACGTTATCTACGGCTTCAAGACGTTCCGCCCGGCGTGGGCCACTCGTCTGACGAACTGAGCCTAGCGCTCGCCACCAAGGGGCTTCGGCCCCCTTTCCCTTTTCTTCCCATCATTTCGACAAAGGAGCCAATAACATGGCTGATTACAACGAACTGTCCGACAGCCGCCCCGATGGCGCGCGACTCGGCCAAGCCGCCGCTGACAAAGTGGCGTTCTGGGGCGCGACCCCGATCACGCAGCCGACCAGCTCGGCGCAAGCCGCGCTGACGCTGACGACGGCGCTGAGCGGGGGCTTCGGCTTCACGACCTCGGCGGCTTTCGCTGCCTTCACGGCGCAACTGGAGAACATTCGTGCTTCTCTGGTGCTCATGGGCCTGCTGAAGGGCTCTTGATGCCGTTTCGCATCTCGTTCCGGCCGCATGTCGATGTGTCAGACACGCGGCTGGCCGACAACATGGCCGCATCCTCTGCGTATCCGAGGGTGGAAAAGGGCGTGCATCCGCACGCTGTGGCTGTTGTTGGCGGCGGGCCGTCGCTGTTGGGGCGGCTGGACGAGTTGCGAGCCTGGCCCGGAGACATCTGGGCCATCAATTCAATGCCCGACTGGCTTGAGGCCAGAGGGATCGATTCAGTGTTGTTTTCGGTAGACCCGAAGCCGTTTGCGTCAAAGGCAAAGCGGGCGATTCTCGCCTCTACGTGCCATCCATCAGTGTTTGAGGGCCGTGATGTGCGGATGTTCGACATGCTCGAACACGCCACGGACGGCGTTATCGGTGGCGTGACGACGGCATCACGCGCGCCAGCGTTGGCGCTGCGTATGGGCTATCCCGGAGTTGCGTTCTTCGGGTGCGATTCAGATTTTGGCGAGATCGGGCACGTTTCCAGCGGTGCGTACCAGGATGAAGAACTGCTGATCGTGCGCGCGAATGGCGCCGAGTTCATCACCGCGCCAGATTTCCTGCTGCAGGCCGAGAACCTAGCGCTTCTGATGCGCACATTCCCTGATTACGTCGTGAACAAGAGCGATGGGCTGCTTGCAGCGCTGCTCGCTGACGAGGAATGGACGACGGTCGCCGTGTCCGATGCGCTGAAGAAGAAGCTCATTGAGACGAACGGCGACTCTGGCCTGTACGACGAGCCTTACGAGGTGAAAAGATGATTGTTCGCATGGTACATCCCGAGCACGGGGCTACGCACGTTTACGACGCGGGCGAGTTGGAGCGCCATCGCAAGTACGGGTGGGTGCCGGAGGGCGAAGTTATCGCAGTCGTCGGAAACTTCTCGGGGGGTGCAACTGGCGGAGAGAAGCGCGATGAATTCTCCTTTGTGGAGGCGCCAATCGTCCCCGTCGAAGTCGTCGCCTTGCCAGTCGTTGAAGCGCCCACGGCGCGCTCTTACGAGCGCGATGGCTTCGTGCGTGCCGAGAGCCTGCACGAAGCACGCGACGAGGGCACACCGCCCAAGCGCAAACCTGGCCGTCCCCGTAAGGCGTAGCAAATGGCACTCGACACCTATACCAACTTGAAGGCGGCGATTGCCGACTTCGCCAACCGCTCCGACCTGACGACGCAGATCGTTGACTTCGTGACGCTGACGGAAGCGCGTCTGAATGACATGCTGCTCCTGAAGAACATGGATCAGGAAGATCCGCTGACCTGCGTCATCGGTCAGAACTACGTCGCTCTTCCGGCCGGCTACATCAGCCCGATTGCGCTGTGGATCGTCGCCAGCAGCGGAACAAACGTGCGCACGATGCTCGACCCAGCTGCGCCCGAAGAACTTCCATACAGCCCGAGCAACTCAATTCCTCGCTACTACGCGATTGACGGCGCCAACATCCGATTCGACTGTCCCGCTGCGGCTGCGTACACGCTGTACTTCCGCTACATCAAATCGTCGAACCTCAGCGGCTCAACCGCGACGAACTACCTCCTGGCTCGCCGTCCTGACATCTACCTGTCGGGCGCTCTCTCGGAGCTTGCGCGCTACACGAAGGACGTTGATCTGTTCAACGTGTGGGAGTCCAAATTCGTCAAGGCGTGCTCTGAGCTAAAGGCGACAGAGAACCGGGCTCGTGGCGCCGTGCCGCTTCGTACCGACTTCTCGACGCGCGTGCGCTCCAACATCTTCAATGGCGAATGATGAAAGCGCTTGTCCTCTGCCTTGCTTTGGTCGGCTGCGCTTCTGGTCCGTATGACCAGCAGTTCTGCACGCTGTCCACCGTCTCTGCCAGTGGAATGGTTCGCTGCGTCTCCTGGGTGATCAGATGAGCAATGTACGACTCACGTTCGGTAGGGGCGTCAACAAGGACGTGCTGCCATCGGAGCTGCCGGCCGGCTTCTGGTCCGACGTGCTCAACATCCGCAGCAAGAACGGGTTTGAAGAGACGTTCGAGGGTGTGATCTCCAAGAACACGGCGGCGTCGCTGACCGATGATGGCGCGGCGTTCCTGTTTCCGTTTGCTCCTATCGCTGGCACGGCAAGCGCCGTCTACGGGAACCGCCAAAACATATCGGCCTTCTCGTCAGGCGTGCACTCGTCCCTCACGCCGACGAACCGACAGGCCGCTGCTGTCAGCGCGTTGACCCGCATCGGGGCGAACACCGCGCAAGCCACTACAGCGGCGCACGGCCTCGCTACAGGTGACACGATTCACTGGATCGGTGCGGTGGAGTCTGGTTACAACGTTGTCTCGAAACCCGTCACCGTCATTGACGCGACGCACTTCCAGTACACAACTGACACGGCTATTGCCGCGAACGCGACGACGGTCGGTCAGTACATCGTCGTCAACGCAGCTACCCCGGCTGCTTTCGTGCGGTTTGCTACCTATCCGACTGGAGGGTCGTTGAATGGCGTCTTCTTCCTGCACGCTCGGCTGGACGGAATCTACTATTGGCTCGGCAACACGGGGGTAAAGCTCACCCAGTTACCGTTTGCCGTCCCGATCATCAACGGCGTCAACGCGGTTCGCCCGTTCAAGGACTATCTCGTTGTCATCGGTAATCAGGAGGTGTATTGGTCGAACGCGGCCGAGCCCGGAACGCTGCCGACGACCTTCGCTGCATCGGACACGAACGACGCTGGTTCCGTGACGCTGGCTGAAACTCCGGGAACGATGATCGACTGCCTGCCGCTTGGTGACGTGAACATCGTCTATAAGCGCGACTCGATGTATGCGATGCAGTACATCGGCGGAAACGACGTTTTCTCGTTCACGCGCATTCCGGGGGAAGACGGGCTGTATGCGGCTTGGTGCGTGGTCAACACGCCTAAGGGTCACGTCTTCCTGACGCAGAACCTCGATATCAAGATCCATCAGGGCGGCTACGCGCAGAGCATCGCCGAGGGCTGCGTTCGCCGCTGGCTCGCGTCCAATTTTGACATTTCCGGCCACTCAGACCGCATATTTCTGACCGTCAACCCGGAAAAGGCCGAGGTTTGGGTGTGCTTCGCCACTACTTCGAGCACGAAGGGCTGCGATAAGGCGCTGGTGTGGAACTGGGAGGCGCCTCCTGGTGAAGGGTGGGGCATCTTCGATCTGGGGACGACGGTTGGCAGCGCTGGCGGCATCTCGTTTGCCAACGAGGGCCTGTGGCCTTCACAGATCACCACGCAGAGCCGCCTTGTGGTCGTGGACAACTCGTTTCACATCGATCTCGTGGACAGCTCCGCGTCAACCGGTGTGCAGGGAACCCTTGAGCGAGTCGGCATCGATCTCGACGACCGCGACACGATGAAATATATCGACTCGTCACGCCTGAACTTCAAGGATTCTGTCGGCAACGGAGTTTCGGTCTACCATGGAGCTTCACACACGGCTGACGGCGCCGTTACCTACGCCGGCCCTGCCTCATACACGCCCGGAACGACCGACATGGCGAAGTTGAGGGGAAAACAGGACCGATTCGTCGCACTCAAGCTTGTCACGGCGGCGGTCCCGGGTGGGAACAAGCTGAAATTGCGCTCCGCTGACCTTGATGTGAAGTCTGGCGGCAAGCGATGAGGACGTTCGTTCCGCTGGATGTTCCGCCAGATGTCGGGCCGTCGCGCACGTTCCTGCAACGGCTTCAACAGGCCATCAGGGCGGCTGCGAACCGCGCAGAGCCGTACATCACATTGGAAGCAATGAAGGCGGCGCCGGACAAGGCGCTGATTGGAATCTTCTTTGGCACTGGCGCACCTACGTTTTCAGCGGGCAAGGGCTCTCTCTACCTGCGCTCGGACGGTTCTAGCACCAGCACGCGGGCTTACATCAACACGGACGGCGCCACAACGTGGGCGGCTGTCACGACAGCAGCTTAAGGGGGCCTCATGGCAAACAATTTGACGGCGGATCAACTCGCGGAACTGCAGCGCATATGGCAGCAATCGATGTTGGGCCACATCAACCCGACCGATGCCCTGGCGCAGAGAGACGGCTACAACTACGTGCCGCGGTATCAGTTCGCTGGTGACGGTTCCGGTGCGGAAAGCGGCAGCGGCAACAGCCAATACAGCGGGCTTGCTGGGTATCGCACGGCTGACGGGCAGGCTGGCAACCGCAACACCGCTGTCGATCTGTACGACACGCAGGGCAACAACACCGGCTCGGGGACGTGGGACATGTCCTCGCCCGCGTATGCGAACCCGTACCTGCCGTTTGCGCTGGTTGCGGCGGGGATGGCGCCTGCGGTGCTCGGCTCGATGGGTGCGGGCGCTGCCGGTGCGGCTGGCAACTCCTTTGACGGCGGCATCCTCAATAGCACGGTCATGAACGGCGTCGGCGGTGCGGGTGGCGCCGAAGGTGCGGCAGGCGCGGCGCTCGGCAACTCGTTCGACGGCGGCGCACTGAACAGCGCCGTGATGAATGGCGGGGCGGCTGGCGGTGCTGGAACGCTCGGGACGATGGGCACGCTGAGCACAGCGGGGATGCCCGCGCTGGCGTCTATGCCCGGTGAGATGGCAACGCTCGGCGCTGGATCAGCGCTCGCGCCATACCTCGGGCTCGGCGCAACTGCGCTCGGCGCTCTGGCTGGCTCGCAAGGCGTCAAGAAAGACGAGAACGTCACCAAGAGCATGGACCCGCGCATGGACGCGCTCTTTTACGGCGACCTCGCGCCTCGCGTTCAGGGCCTGCTCGCGCAGCAGATGAGCCCAGAGGCGCAACAAGGCTGGAAGCAGATCCAGAACACCGGCCTTGGGCTGCTGACCCATCCGGTGGCGGGTAACGGCTTCTCGCGCTTCTTCCCTGGTCGCTAAGACTCCACCACAACACATCCAAAGGGCTGCTTCGGCGGCCTTTTTCTTTTGGAGCGTCCAACGTGGCAACGAATCAAGAAATCCTTCAATGGCTGTCGGCAAACCCGGGAGCGTCGGACGGCCAAATCGCACAGGCGATGAGTCAGTACGGGGTGAGCCCGCAACAACTAGCGCAGGTGACGGGGCTTGACCCGGCGGCTGTGCAGAACCGCTTCGACATCGCGAACAACCGCAACTTCGTCGATTCGCAGTTCGGCACGGTGCTCGACCGCAACACCGGCTTGCAAAAGCAGCAATCCGCGTTCAACAACGGCACGCTGGACGACAGCGACGCACTGCGCACGACCGGCATTATTGGTGCGCTGCGGGCGCGTGGGTTGAATGACTCACAGATTCAGGCGGTCACGGGATGGGACGCCAACAAACTCAATAACTACTCGCAGCAGTACATGCCTAACATCGTCTCGGCGACGAACACGGGCAGCGTTGACCAGGCAACCGGCTTCTACAACACGGGGCAGATCAACACCAATCCGGTCACGAAAGATCAGTTCGAGCAACGCTCTGCGCTCGGGCAGATGGCGCTCAACGGTACTTCGCATTCGCCGTACTTCACGCAAGACGCGCCTGCGCTGACTAGCGTTACGCCGCCTGCGCCAGTTAGCACAACGTATTCCGCGCCGGCTCCTGCGCCAGCGATTCAGATCCAGCCGACGTTGGGCACAACTGGCGTTCCGGCTTCTGGTCAGGTGAGTAACTCTGACATCACCGGCTGGCTGGCTTCGCATCCAGGCGTCACCGACCCGCAAATCGCACAGGCGATGAGTCAATACGGCGTGACGCCGCAGCAGATGGCCGGCGCTATCGGCGCGGACCCGAACTACATCCAGCAGCGGTATGACGCTGCGACCACGCCGACGATTGGCAGCGGACTGCTTGGTCAGCCTGCAGGCACCACTGGAACGCCTGCCGCCCCCGCCGGAATGAGCGGCAGCGGATTGCTTGCCGGAAACCCAGAGGGCACAGGCGGCGGCAGTATGCCCAGCGGAAGCAGCTTGATCGACCCGCGTGAGACTTCTGGCTTTGGCGGCGACGGTTTTCCCATGGGTCCGGCCGGCAGCACCGGCACGCCCGGCGCGGTCTACGGCGGCGGCACAGCGCGGGGCTTGTCTCCGAGCGCCACGCCGTTTCCGTTCACGGGTACGCCCGGAGGCTCGTCGGTTTCGCCCGGCTTTGGCAACGATTACGGATTGTCTGGCGGCGGAATGCTGCCACCCTCGGTCGTGAACCAGCCGAGCGGTCGTCTTGATTCGCCGTCTGGTCAGATGGGCGGGATCGGCGGCGGCGCCTTCGGTCCTGCTGGCGGATACGGGTATTTCGGCACTCAGAGCAACCCGCACCTTGACCAGATGGCCGGCAACATGCAGCGGCAGACGCAACTCGGCCTGAACGACGCATTCAACCAGATCCGCAGCAACTCCATCGGCACTGGCGGGCTCGGCGGGACGCGCCAGGGGGTCGCGCAAGGCGTGGCAATCGGTCGTGCGATGGACTCGCTGCAAGGCAATCTCGGGAACCTGTACGGCGGTGCTTTCGAGGGCCAGCAGAACAGGGGACTCAATCAATACAACACCGACACGAACGCATATCTGGGCAACCAGGGGCAGATGCTCAATTACGGCATCGGCCTAGGCGGGTTGGCGAATCAGCGACTCGGGCTCAATCAGAACTATGACCTCGGGCGGGGCAGTCAAGCGCTGACCAACCAGGGCCAACAAATGAACTTCTACACCCAGCAGCGCGGACAGGACCAATCAGGCGCGGCTCTTGGCGCGAACCTGTACCAGATGGGGCAGCAAGGCGCATGGGGCCCGCTGAACAGCGCGGCTGGCACGTATCAGCCGTTCACCGGGTTCGGCACCACTACCGGCGGCTCTCAGCAAGGCGGCGGCGCTACTGGCGCTATCGGCGGCGCGCTTGGCTGGGGCGCGCTCGGTAGCCGCCTTGGATGGTGGGGTTAAAACATGGCAAATCTCCTGAGCGCAATCTTCCCGAACGACGACGCCGCTGCGGCCCTCGGGCTGCTCGGCGCGAGTATGGCTGCCGGCAACATGCCGCAAGGGCTGCTCGCAGCGAACACGTACCTGAGCGAGGCGCCAGACCGCCGCATGAAGACGGACCTGATGAAGGCGCAGATTGCGAACTTCAACAGCGAAGTCGAGCAACGCGCGGCCGCAATCAAGAAGCAGCAGGACTTGATGGCAATGGGGCAGCGTCTGATCGGCGGTCAGTCGCAACCGCAGCCGGGGCAACTTGGTAGCGGCTCGTTCGGAATCGTGCAGCCGCCTGCCGGTCAGCCCGACATCGCCCCGCGTCGTGGCGGCATCGAAAACGCCGACTTCAACTCCATCGTCGGCTATCACCTCGCGGGCGGTCCAGACCTCACGAAAGCATACGAGTTCGCGCGTACTGGCATCGAACGCAAACCCGGCACCTTCTACGAAGACCTGCAAGGGCGGCGCTCGTACACGCCGGACCTAAAGAGCGGACTGACGATGGACGCGAGCGGCAACGCAGCCGTGATCCCGAACTTCGGTCAGGCGCAGTTGGAGGCTTCGCTGCCGGGAGAGCTTGCGAAGACGTTTGCCACGTCTATCGGGACGGTCAACCTGCGCAAGGGAGACAACGGGAGAGAGTTTCCGTTCGCCAGCATTGAAGAAAACCAGCCCCTGCAAAGCGTTCTCGCACGGTACGGCCTCGGCGGCAAGCTCGGCGCTCCGACTGCGGCGCCCGCTACTCCTGCGGCTCCCGCGTTCGCCCCTCCGGTTACTCGGGCTCCGGCGCGTCCAGTTGCCGCGCAACCTGGCGTCACCGGCAACTATGACCTATCCGACCCTGCGCTGATTGCGGCGGTCAACGACATCAAAGACCCGCAGGAACGCGCGAACGCGATGGCCGCACTCAAGGCGCAGCAAGGCGCTTCCGGCGGTGCTCCGACGCCTGCACAGGGCTACGGCATGTCCACTGGGCAGCAGAACGCAGCCGCAGCCGACAAGGCGTATGCCGAGGGCGCAGCGAAAGACATGGTGGAGACGCGAAAGAACATCCTGACGGCAGGGCAGACGGCTCCGGTGAACATTGCCAAGTACCAACAGCTCGGGAGCCTACTCGCCGATGTGGATGGCGGCAAGCTCACGCAGACAGGCACCAACATCGCCAGCGCCGCGAACTCTATCGGACTGAAGATCGACAAGAACCTGCCGAACAAGGAAGCCGCCGCCGCGCTCGGCAACGAGATGGCGCTGCAACTGCGCAGCCCTGCCGGCGGCGCGGGGATGCCTGGCGCGCTGTCGGACAAGGACCGCGAATTCTTGACCGGCATGGTCCCGAACGCGAACCAGACCTCTCAGGGGCGAAAAATCATGATCGACTCGTACATTTCGCTCCAGAAGCGAAACCAGCAGGTCGCGCAGTTCGCCACCAACTACGAAAAGAAGTACGGGCGGCTCGATAGCGGATTCTTCGATCAACTGTCGGCGTGGGCTAACGCCAATCCGCTGTTTGGGGCGAAGTGATGGCCGGTTTCGATCCTGATGTCTTCTCGGCGCCGTCCGCGCCGCAGGGGTTCGACCCTCAGGTGTTCACCGCTCCGGCAGTTCAGTGGGTGGCCGCTGCCGCGCCGAAGGCCCCGACAGAAGACCCTGGGTTTTGGAACGCCATGCTAATTGGCGCGGGCAAGACTACAAACAGCGTTCTTGACGGGCTGACGCAGGCGTATTTGGCTGCACGCGGGGAAACGTCGGCGCTCGGCGGGCTGAAACAGAACGTCGATAACAACGCCGGCCCGTACAAAGCACTTCAACAGGTGCGACCGTTCGCCACCGGGTTGGGCGAGGCGTTGCCGTCCATGGCTGTGCCGTTTGGAGCGGGAGCCACTGCGCTCAGTACAGCCGGCCGGATGGCGCTTGCCAGCGGATTGCCTGGTGCGCTCGAATATGGGACGCTTGGCGAGCGGGCAAGCCGAGCAGGAATCGGAGCGGCGGCAGGGGCGGCGCTTCCGTTGGGAATCGCTGGGTTCCGCACCGCCAAATCGCTGGCCGAACCGCTGTATCAAGGTGGACGGGAGGCAATCGCGGCCCGCACCCTTAACCGTTTGGCAGGAGATGACGCAGCAGCCGCCGCCGCCCGTATGGTGAGCGCCCAGCCGCTGGTGCCGAATTCCATGCCGACCGCCGGTCAGGTGGCCGAAAACGGCGGGATTGCCGCGCTAGAGCGCTCTGTAATGGGCTCCAACCCGACTCCGTTTACGACGAGGGCAATGGAACAGGCGTCGGCCCGCCTGAGCGCTTTGCGTGGCGTTGCTCAGGACGATGCGGCGCTGGCGGCGGCGACCGCTGCTAGAGATTCGGCTACTAAAGGGCTGTACGCGCAGGCGGATCAGGCCGTGGTTCCGGCGGATGCGCAACTGAAGGAGCTGCTCGCCAGAATGCCAGGCGGGGGCCATAACGGCGTGATTCAGTCCGCGATGGAGCTTGCAAAGGTCAAGGGCGAACCGCTGAAGATCGGCAAGGACATCCCGGCGAGCTTCACCGCTGCGACAGACGCTACGGGCGCTCCGATCCTGCAAGATGTTGCCGCGCAGCCCGCAGAGTACAGCGGCAAGGCGCTGCACTACATCAAATTGGCCTTGGACGACGCCATGAGCAAGACCGGCGATTCGTCCATGGGCAACACGATGAAGAGCGCCGTACAGGGGCTCAAACAAGATTACCTTGGCTACCTTGACAACGCCATTCCCGCCTACGGGCAGGCGCGCACTCAATTCGCAGCGCTGTCTAAGCCTGTCAACCAAATGGAAATCGGGCAGGACCTGCTTAAGAAGGTGCAGCCAGCGCTGGCCGACTATGGCGCCCTTGGAAGGGAAACGGGGGCTACGTATGGCACCGCCTTGCGCAATGCCGACGCAACTGCCGCAAGAGTAACCGGGTTCCAGGGCGCCAAGATGAAAGACATCATGACGCCTGACCAGATGGCGACCCTAAACGCTGTCGCTCAGGACTTGGCGCGCAAGGCGAACTCGCAAGACCTTGGGCGCGGCATCGGCTCGAACACCTTCCAAAACCTTGCGATGCAGAACATCGCAGAGCAGTCTGGAATGCCGCGCTTGACGCGCGGGCTTCTGAGCCTGCCCGGCATCAATCGAGCGACGAATTGGGTCTACCGCGACTCGGATGCGCAAGTGCAGAACTTGCTCGCAAGCACAATGCTTGATCCGGCATCCGCCGGGCTGCTGATGACCAAAGCGCAACAAAAAATGCTCGCCGACAACCCTAAGGCAAGACAAGCGCTTGAGCAAGCGGCGATGAGAAGCGCCGGGCTACTTGGCCTTTCGGCGACGGCTCAATAAGCGCTGCAGGCCGTTTTCCAGCAGGTTTACTCCTAGCCAGAACAACGGGCCGATAACCCCGACGACCAGGGCGATTGCTAAGAATCGTTCCACTCGCCAAGCATAGCACTTGCACCGCCCCGAGCGGTCATCCCCATCCCAAGCCGCCCCTGAGGCGGCATTTTCTTTGAAGGACACCGCATGTCTACAAGAGGTTCGCTATGACGCCGGGAGTACGGGCGATTTTGCTGGGGGCGCGTCGGTTCAACGTTCTGGACCTGTTCAAGGCCGGCGAGCAGGGCTACTGGTACGACAGCAGCGACCTGTCCTCGATGTACCAGGAGTCCACCGGAGTCACCCCTGCCTACGCTCCGGGGCAGGGCTCTGCGGATTGCCCGGTCGGGCTGCGACTGGATAAGCGGTTCAGCCTCGCACGCGGAGCGGAACTGTGGGCCGATGGCTCCGTCACGCTGACGGGCGAGTCCACGAAGGCATCTGCCGGCGTTTACCGCGTCTACTCCGCTGCTGGCGCTGCTTCGGCCGTCAACGTGCCTTCCGTGCTGGTCTCCGGCAAGTGGTACGAGGTCACGCTGACCATCGACTCGATTGCTACGGCCGGGACCGGGATCAAGCTCGCCAGCACGGCCGCCACTCCGACGTGGACAACCACCGGAGCCAAGCGCGCGATCATTCTGGCGAACGCGACGTCGGCCAGCATCACGATCAACTCTGGGGTCGCCACGGACTACCAGATTAGCGGAGTCAGTTTCAAGCTGCTGGACGGCAACCACGCCTCTCAGTCCGTTGCGGGAAGCCGCCCGACGCTGAGCGCAAGGTACAACCTGCTGCTGGCGACGGCGACGCTCTCTACGCAATCCGTCACTACCGTCGTGGCTTCGTACAAGCTGTCCTTCACCGGAACCGGGACCGTCACGCTCTCGGGTACGTCCACCGCTGGACCCCTGGTCGGCACTGGCGCGAGCGACCGGGTTTCGCTGACGTTCACGCCCACGGCAGGCACGCTGACGCTCACGGTGACTGGCTCCGTCACGCTGGCCGATCTGCGACTCAGTGCCGATGCTGCACTGGCGATTCCCGCGTACCAGAGCGTCACCAACGCGAACACCTACGACACCGCTGGCTTCCCCTGGTACCTGAAGCCCGATGGCTTCGATGACGGCATGGTGACGAACACCATCGACTTCACCGGCACGGACAAGATGACGGTGTGGGCGGGAGTGACGAAGCTCAGTGATGCGGCTGGTGGTTCACCGATTGAACTTGGCACCAATTCCGGTTCTGTTGCTGGTTCGTTCTCTTTGCAGGCTCCGAACGGGGCCGCTGCCAACAACTACTACGCCCTTGTTAAGGGCGCGGTGAACGCAACGTCTGGCGGGTTTACTGCCTTGGCTCCGACATCCAATGTCATCACGCAGCAGATGAATCTGGCAGGCACCGATCAAACGACCACGATTCAGATGCGTTCAAACGGTGCGGCCAAAGATATCTCAGGTCAAGGTGTCGGAGCAAACCCTGGCGGTGGAGCATTTGTGAATGCCCCGATCTACCTGTTCCGCCGCGCCGGAACGTCGCTCCCCTTCAATGGCCGCGACTACGGCCAGATCGTTCGCGGTGCTGCAAGCACTGCATCTCAGATCGCCAACGCGGAGCGCTACATCGCTCGCGCAATGGGCCTGTCTTTCTAGGAGCAAACCATGACCGACCTGAACAGAACCCTCATCGTCAAGGCGATCGACAAGGCCGCCGCAGTGGCTGCTGGCGCTGCTGCTGGCGGCGGCGAAGGCATGTTCTCTGTGCCCCTCGCGGACGCGGCGAACCCCACGGTCATCACGTACTGGGCGTGCAGCGGCTACTGGCCGCAGTCGGTCATCGACGTGATGTGGCCCAGCGTCGCTGTCGTGCAGGACGCGGATGCCGAAGGCGTGTTCGCCACGCTGGATCGGCTCAGCCTCGTGATGTGGTCGGACCCGAACCCCTGACGCCATGACCGCGCTCTACATCCTCTCAGGCCCGCCACAACCCCGAATTCATGACGAGTTCGGATGGACCACGAGGATCGCTGGAACCATGAAACTCGATGTACCCACCATGAACCGGATCAATCCCGAAGGAAGGGCGATTCGCCGCACTTGTGGCAGTAGACGCAACCCAGCCGCGCGGCGTCAGCATGTGATGGTCTACGCGACCAACAGGCTGTCCGGGCGCGGTCACGGGAATGGTTCCGGCGGCGTCTTGCCACACTCGGCCGCCGTTCATTCTCATGCCAACCGGCTCCAGGTATATGACATCGTCGACGCCGTCGTAAAGGCCGCGAGACGCCCTGTGCAGCGCATCGAGAATGTCGGACGCGAGGAAGTTGGGCGCGGGGCGCCAGACGCGGCGAACTGGCATCAGCACACCCGAGGCAATCACCGCTGGCGCGGCTGCGCTCGCCAGTATGCCCGCCATTCCGCTGAGAAACGCTCGCCGACTCGCCATGGTCTAGCTCCTATTGGGATGGGCGATTTTACGCCCTCGCAATCATGCTGACCATCCTCTACATCGCCCTGGCCGTCCTGCTGCTGATCGACTGGCGCCAGACGCTGGTGATCGCGCTGCCGGGAGGGTGGTGGGAGCGCAATCCCGCCATCGCGTGGCTGATCGAGCGGTACGGAGCGAACGGCGTGCACCTCTGGTTCACGCTGGCCTGCGTGCTGCTTGCAGCGGCGCTGTACCTGCTACCGGACTGGCGGCTCGCCATCGCCATTTCCGCATGCACGGCTGAAGCTGTGTGCGTCGCCAACAACTTCTCCCGGGGTATCTGGCCGTGACCGCCGCCGAACAACTGAAGTGGGCGCTGCGCGAGTCGATGCGCCTGGACCCGCCACCCCGGCCGGCGCCGCCGGTTCAACCCGACGCGAAGAAGGAGCCGCGGTAATGAGTGACATCGACCCGCAAGAGTTCGGCCGCCTTCAGGCGCAGGTCGAAACTCTCATCGCATCCGACGCGGCCAAGACGGACCTGCTGACCAAGCTGGCCGACGACATGCAAGCCGTGCGCCTGCAACTGGCAGAGGCTCGAGGCGGCTGGAGATTGCTGGTGGCACTCGGGGGCGCGTCGGGGGCTGTCGGGGCCGCGATTGCGTGGGCCGCGAGCCACATGAGGCTGCTGCCATGAAACTGATCGACGACTGGAAACGCATCCTGAAGGGCGCGTACAGCGTCCGGTGGGCGGCTTGTGCCGGCATCTTCGGCGGACTCGAGGTGATCCTGCCGCTGTTCGCCGACGCGATTCCGCGTGGCTGGTTCGCTGCTGCTTCGATGTTCGCTGCGGTGGGCTCGATGGTCATGCGCGTGAAGGCGCAGCCGGAGCTGCACGATGGCAACTGACGTCAAGATGACGCCAGGCAACCGCGACCCGGGCCGCTACCGCAAGACGACGCTGTCGCTCGCCATGGTGGCGCTGATCTCGGCCGGCGCCTCGGCGCCGCAGCTTCTGGAGCAGTTCGCGGGCGAGAAGGAGGCCACCCGCCTGCACGCCTACTACGACGGCGCGCACATCGCAACGATTTGCACCGGCCTGACGAAGTACCAGGGCAAGCCCGTGACCATCGACATGACGCTCACGGCGCAGGAGTGCAAGGAAGCAGATGCAGCGTTCTTCGCGCGTGACCTCGCCGAAGCGCAGTCGATCATTCGCCCCGACGTGTGGGCCGGTCTGTCCGAGGCTGCGAAGGCTGCGCTGGGCGACTTCGTGCACAACGTCGGCAAGGCCAAGGCCCGCGATTCGTCGGCCGTGCGCCTGCTCAACGAGGGCAAGCGCAACGAAGGGTGCGCGGCGCTGACCTTGTGGATCCGCGACCAGGGCAAGGACTGCCGCAAGTCGGGCTCCAACTGCCAGGGCCAGCCGATCCGCCGCATGCAGGAGGACGAGCTATGCCTTGCCCCGAAGTCCTGACGTGCCCGCTCTGTGGAGAGCCGCACGAGTTGAGCCAGTGCCCGCGCTGGCGCACACCTGCCCGTGAACGGGAGACCCGCATGACCATCGCTCTTCTTTTCGCACTGTACGGCTACGGCATCTACCGCCTGTTTGTCTGGGGCGGCAACACCCTGGCCGGCGGGTGGGTGACGCGATGAGCCTCTACGCCCGACTCGCCGCGCTTGCCGTGGCCGTGCTGCTGATTCTCGGCATCGGCTGGAAGGCGCATCACATGGGCGTGGTGGCTGGACGCGCCGAAGTGCAGCAACGCTGGGACGCCGAGCGCCAGAGGCAGACCGCGCAAGCACTCGCTGAGAGCCAGTCCAACGCCAGAGAAACACTACGCCGCTTGGAGCGGCAACAGGAGGCGCAACGTGTCCACGATCAAGAGATTTTCGCTGCTCGCAATGATGCCGCTACTGCTCGCGTGTCTGCTGACAGCCTGCGCCAGTGGGCCGAAGGAATCGCCGCCGCTGCACGTCGAGCCGCCAGCAATCCCGCCACTAGCGACAACCGCGAAGCAGCCGCCGATTCCGCCAGAGTGCTTGCCGACGTGCTCCGCAAATCTGACGAGCGCGCGGGAGTCTTGGCGGAATACGCCGACGCAGCCCGCATTGCCGGCCAGCAGTGCGTCCGCGCCTACGAAGCCCTAACAGCCCCCCAACTAGGAGCCTTCCCATGAAGCGAGTAATTCTCGCCGCAGCTTTCACGCTCGCGGCAGGCGCAGCCATTGCCGACCCAATCGCACGCGCTGCCAACGGCGATTCGGTGCGCTTCACGCAAGCCGAGTGCCCCGCCGAGATTGCCGCACTGGCGCCGCTGGAGCTCCGGGAGCGGCTTCGCAAGGCTCACGCACACATCGGCGGGCCGGAGCGCGAAGTTCACGACGAGCCTGGTGCATGACTGCCGTGCAACCACCGCTGGTCAGCGTCTATATGGTGCACCCTTCGTGCATCGCGCGCTTGGCAATGAGGTAAGCCGCGTGAGCTTCTGGTGCCGTTGAATAGACGCCGAGGTGCTTAGATTTTCCATCGACGAAAATGTGCGCCGAGAACTTGTCTCTACTGCGGATTACGCCAAGAAGCCCAGTCGCTAAGTTATCAACTCTAGCGCGGCGCACGTTCTGCAAGTTGACAGACCGCGACACGTCACGCAAGTTTGAAATGCGATTGTCCGACTTGTCGCCGTTGATATGGTCGATGTGTTTCTTCGGGTGCTCGCCGTAATAGTGCAGCCAAGCTAATCGGTGGGCAAAGTACAGGCGTCCGTCCACTGATATTTGGAGATAGCCGGTCTTACCGTGACTGGCACCAGCTACGCTCCCGGCTCTTGATGTTCCACCACGCCAAACGCGGCGCGTGAATATCCCGGTGTTGGGTTCGTAATCAAGAAGATCGCGCAATCTCTGCGCGGTAAGATCGGCACCAGCCATGATGACTCCTAGATAGTCTGATTGGTTAGAAGCCCGCCAGTGTTAGCAGCACTGCGCGGGCTTCGCTATTTTAAGGCGTCGCACTATATGCATCAAGAACAACCTAGTCTGGTGATGGTTACGTGGGAAGACGCGGCCTGCCTCGATTCGGAGCCGTGGGTGCACACCACCGACGAGCCGCCGAAGTATTCCCCGGTCCTGGTCACGACGGTGGGCTTCTTGCTGCACCAGAGCGACGAGGGGCTGATCATCACAGGTGCCTGGTCACCTGACCGCACCGGTCCACGAGATCAGATCCCGCGCGGGATGGTGCGAGAGGTGAAGTTTCTGCACGCCCTTCCCGCCAAGCGCGGACGAAAATGATGGACGCCGAGTTGCGCTCATGGGGGACGGTTCGGCAGCTTGAGTTTATCGAGGCCATCGAAAAGCACGGCTCGACCCGCAAGGCCGCGAAGGCGCTGAACGTCAACCCGCGCACCATCGAGCGGTCGCTGCAGGCGCTGAAACTGCGGGCTGCGCTGCAAGGGCATTCGCCCGAGCACGACATGACCCACACCGTGCCAGATGGGTTCAAGGTCAAGGGCGTCAGCACCTATTACGACGAAGAGGGCAAGCCTCGCGGACAGTGGGTCAAAAGTTCCCTTGACCAAGAAGCCCGCGAGCGGTTCATTCGCCAGTTCGTGGAAGACCTCTGCGCCGAAGTCAAAGGAAAGTCGCCGAAGATTGAGCCTCCGACGTTCACGAACGCCGACATGCTCGCCGTGTATCCCATAGGCGACATGCACCACGGCATGTATGCGGACGCTACGGAAACGGGCGACGCGGACTATGACTGCAAGATCGCGTCCAACGCGCTCGAACGGGCGGTTGACTACCTAGCATCAATCACGCCTCCGTCAGAGGATGCGCTGCTGATTAACGTCGGTGACTACCTTCATGGAAATGACAGCACCAACGAAACGCCGGGACATGGTAATCGGCTCGACGTAGACACCCGCTACGGGCAAGTCATGCACTCGGCCGGGCTGTCGCTAGTCCGAGCTATTCAACGGCTTCTGACGAAGCACAAGCGCGTGATCTTCTGGTGTATGCGCGGGAACCACGACCCGGACTCGGCGCAGGCTCTGGCGCTCGCCGTGAGCTTCTATTTCCACAATGAGCCGCGCGTCGTCGTTGACCTCGGAACGTCGCTTTACAAATACCTGCGCTTCGGACAGAACCTGATCGGCTCCCACCACGGTAACGGCGCGAAGGGCTCGGACCTCCCGCTAATCATGGCGACAGATCGGGCCGAGGATTGGGGCCAGACGAGGCACCGCGTATGGCATTGCGGGCACATCCACCACAAGACGGCAAAAGAGTTTCCTGGCTGCGTGGTCGAAACTCACCGGACACTTGCGCCGCAGGATGCGTGGGCTGCGGGCAAAGGCTACCGCGCGCAATCAGACATGAACGCCATCGTTTACCACCGTGAATTTGGTGAGATTCAGCGGTCGCGTTTTGATATGTCGATGGTAAAATGAAGCGGCCCGACAAGTGCTGGTAACACAAGCCGGGCCTAACCAACACCAAACCTGATTGAGAGGTTCAGCGATGGCTTCGGCTATTTTATCCCTTCGCAAATCGACGGCGCCGCTTACTCACGAGCGATTGAAGAGCGTCGTTCGCTACGACGCAGACAGCGGCCGTTTTACTTGGCTGTTGCGAACCGCACGACGGACGCAACCCGGCATGGAAGCTGGGTGCACCAGAAGCGACAAGTACGTCACGATCAAAGTCGACGCAAAGAGGTACTTGGCGCATCGGTTAGCGTGGCTCTATGTCCACGGCGAATGGCCCAGCAGACACTTAGACCACATTGACGGCGATCCGTCGAACAACCGAATCGCAAATTTGAGAGATGTAAGTCGATCTATCAACATGCAGAACCAGTTGCGGGCGAGGGGCGACAGCTTGACCGGGCTATTGGGCGTCTGCAAGGACACACGTAAGCCATGGTTCTATGCGCGGATCACGGTTCATGGAAAGCAGATAAATCTCGGCTGCTTCAGAACTGCGGATGCGGCCCACGAAGCCTACCTAACCGCAAAGCGCAGGTTACACGAAGGCTGCACCCTATGACCTGGCTAGCAGTCTTCTGCGCCCTGTTCGTCGCTGACTTCGCGTGGGCAGTGTGCGTGCGCAAGGTCCGCGACGACTCCCCCATCGCTGCCGCACTGTGGGCCGTGGCGATCTTCCTGCCGACCGCTGCCGGCGTGCTCTCGTACACCGCCGACCCGTGGCTGATCCTGCCGGCGACCGTTGGCACCTTCGCGGGAACCTGGGCCGGTGTGGCTTGGCCGCCGTGACCGAAAAACGCCACGAATTTCGGACGGATGCCGCCCCAAAACCGGACGCGCACGCCCTGAAACAAGACGGAGAGACCATGAACGACGACTTTCTCACGCAACGCGCTGACCGCATGGCTGGCGCCGTCGGTCTGGACAACCCTGACAGGCGCCATGAGCCGGACGGCGTTGTCAGTCCCGCGCTTGAGGCGATGGTGGAGCAGATCACGCCGGAGAACCGGCATGGCGAAGTGGGTTTGTCGCTACCCAATGTGGGTAGGGTGAGCGTGCTGACCGAAGCGCAGGGCTTGGTTCACGGCGACCGCAACGAGCAGTACGGGGCGCCAGCCGAGGAATACACGCGCACCGTGGGCATGGTCAACGCGATGCTTGCCGCCAAGCTGCGCGAACCGCTGGCACCGGAGGATCTCGCGTACATCATGGTCTGCCTGAAGCTGTCGCGGCAGATCAACAAGCCCAAGCGCGATTCGCTGGTCGATGCCGCCGGGTACTGCGAAGTGGCGCAGTGGATCATCGAGAGCCGCTGATGCTGATCTACATCGCCGGCCCGATCTCGTCAGACCTTGACGGCTACCGCGCCAAGTTCGCTGCTGCTGCGAAGCGACTGCGCGCCGAGGGGCACATCGTCATCAACCCGGCCGAGAATCCCGATCAGCCGTCGTGGGGGCGCTACATGCGCAAGGCGATAGGCCAGCTCGTGACGTGCGAGGCCGCAGCCTTCCTGCCGCATTGGGAGCAGTCCAGAGGGGCACGTCGGGAGCACTCGATTGCGTGCGATCTGGACATGCCGATCATCTACCTGTAGCCGTACTCTGCGCTGATCTGGCTTTAACGCGCCCGCGCATCTCGCAAAAAATCTCGCATCTCGCAGTCGCTCAGCGACCTTCGCCCGCCTGTCCCTTCACTGGGATGGGCGGGTTTTCTTCGTTGTCCTTCATGCTCGCCCGCTTCCATCCCCACACGCTGCGGCCAGAGTATTCGATGTCCTTGGCATGTGCCAGCAGCCATGCGCCACGCTCTGCGCTGATCTTGCAGACACGCCGGAAACCGTTGCCGCGAAACTGGTTGCCATTGCCGTCCGTGACGTAGTGGCGCTCCCGCTCGAATCGGTCGTAGAAGCCGACAGACCATTGGTCGCCGGGATCGCCGTCGTGGTACTTCGTGGCGAGAACGTAGTCGCCGCGCTTGATGTCACTCATCTCGTCACCTTTCTCGTTTCTGAAGCGCAAAGGCGCGGTTTACGCTTCACGCGCCGTCAGCGCAACAATCGATGCACGCCGCGTTGAGCAACAGAAGCAAGCCTTTCATTCCGTCTCCTTGCATGTTTCAGCCGCCGTTGTTCGCACTGGGCGAGAGCTTCTCGGGTTTTTCTATGCTGGCGGCTTCTGTGCGGATGGCAGCGGCGATGTTCTGGGCCTGCCAATGTGCTATGTGCGTCACCTTATCGTCCTGATCGGCAAATGGCACGTCTGGGTGCAGAGGCTCTTTGCTGTGCGCGGACGCGATCACGGCGGCTCGCTCCATTCCAGCGCGAAAACCCTCTGCGTAGAAGGCGCGCATCTGGTCGGCGGTGTATGCAACGTTCGGTTGCCCTTGAGCAAGAAACTCCAGCGGGCTAAAGTTCCGCTGTGCCGCGAGCGTTTGATTGCGCATCGTCGGATATGGCGGCGGCAGTTCAGGCAGGTTCACAGCGGCTCCTTTCGGATTGCAGCGTCGTATTGCTCGACCCACTCCGCAGCCAACTGCTCTAGGTTGTTGCGGCTCAGGTGGTGATTGGCGAGGGAGTCCAGAAGCACGTGCGCTTCGGATAGCCGCTCACGTTCCAGCTTCGCGCCAGCCTCCATGCAGGCAGCGCCATAGGATCTGGCGTATGCCTTCGCCTCGACCACTGTCATGATGCGGCGGTCATCCTCGGTCATCCCCATCACATCGTAGTAGTGCTGGAATTGGCCTCGCACTACAGCCGTCGTCTCATCGGCTAGCTTCCCCGTGCCACGCTTGATCGGCTCTGGCAGTTCCGGCATATCCGGCGTGTCGGTGGTCATCACTTCTCCTGCGGTGTCTGTACTGGCGCAAGGGCTGCGGCAGCACGAACGACGGTCAGGTTGTTCACTTCGCAGAACTTGCGCTGCACCGTAACGGAGCCGAGTCCTACTGTTTCGGCCAGTTCGTGTAACTCTTCCCGTGTCAGCATCCTCACCGGCCGCGCCTCTTTCTGGAGTTGCGCTAGAAGGGCGTCGGCATCGTGCAAAATTGCAAGGGCTTCGGCGCCACTGAAACTTGATCCGCAAGATCCGTTGGTGGCAAGTTCGCGCGCCAGCTTCGTCAGCGCCTGCACGGTTTTGACTTGTAGTTCTCGGTCTTCCATCGTCGCTCCTATTGGTGCTGATCGGTTCATCGGTGCAGATCCCGCGCCTTGAGCTGCGTGTACCGCATCAACTGCTTCGGGTCTTTGTGGCCTGTCACGAGCATCATTTCCGGGATGCTGTACTTGCCAGACTCCACAAGGCGGCTGATCGCCTCATGCCGCAGGTCGTACAGGGTCAAGTCCACGATGCCCAGGTCAGCGCAGGCACGCGGGAACAGGCTGCTCCAACTCTTGCCGTTCACCGGGAAGATCAGTTCCCCGCCCTTCGGCTGGCGCTGGATGATGTCGAAACTGCCGTGCAGCAGCGGCACCGTCTGGTTGTTTCCGATCTTGCGGCGCGGGTCTTTCCGGTCGCGGATCAGGATCGTCTTGTCCTGCTCGTTCAGGTCTTCCCAGCGCAGGCGGCAGACCTCGCTCGGTGGGCGGAAGCACGAAGCCAGAATGAAATCGATGTGATCCACGGTGAGCGTTTCCGAGCGCTCGGCAAACCATCCCCGCAACTTCGTCAGTTCGTCGGCAGTCGGCCGGCGGTCCCGTTCGTTGGAGCGGTTCGCCATCCCCATGTACTTCAGGATCTCGCGGGCATCCTCCACCACTCCGGGCACGACGCCGACCTTCCACAAGGCTCTGGCGACCTTCAGGACGCCTTTGATGTAGGTCAGGTCGATAGCCGCCGTCACGCCCGTGATCTGGCGGTCCTCGGTGATGTACTCCACCAGCCGTTCCGCCGTCAGCGCGTTCACCGACAGCTTGCCGAGGTGCTTGTCGATCAGCTTGAGCGTGGCCCCCTTGTTCTTCCCGAACGGCTTGACCCTGCCGATTTCCTCGATGTAGCGCTCGATCAGGTTGCCTACGGTGACATGACTGGGCGCGAGCTGCCCGGCCCGCCCGCTGTCGATTTCCTGCTCTACCTGCCGCCCCCACTTCTCGGCGAGAATCTTGGTCGGAAATGTTGCGGTACGGTACGGGAACCCTTTGCGGCGAACCTGAGCCCGCCACTTCCCGCCGATCTGGATGATGGACGCCATGCCGTAGCACTCCTGTAGCAATGGCAGAGTGTACAGACGTGGCCAATACTGGCTATTTATGCAGCCCTGAAGCGGCAAACCCATTGATTTATAAGTGAACGGTATTCCTCCCGACAGGTGGCGCATGTCCACTGCACCCATGATGGATTGGGCGCAATTGTGAGAGTTCATGCGGCTTTCCGGGCCGTCTGTAGCACTGTCATAGCAGCCCCGTTCGCAGCGTCCACATCGGCCTGAGCGACCGCGCGCTGAGCGTCGATGTAGCAGGCCACGTCGGAAACGTGGGCCGCCCACTTGTTCCCGATCTTGAACATCGGGATCGGGCACTCCTTGGCGTAGATGCGATTCTCAAGGGTGCGCTCGGTGATCCGCATCATTTCCGCTATCGCGGCGGCGGGTATGACTGGGCCGGCGTGAACCAGTAAGAGGGCAAGTTCGGTTTTCATGCTGTGCGCTTGGCGTGTCTGATGTTGTGCAGCGGCTTCTCGCGCTGGATAGCGATGCGCTCGGCCTTCAGGACGGTGCGACGGTTGGCGTATGCGGTGACTTCCACCCGGGCGATGAGCCAGAACCATTCCGCGCCCTGCTTGTGTTCGGCGAGCCGACCGATTGCGCTGAGCGAAACGCCGACATACAGCAGCCGACCGTCTGCGTCGAAGTGGCGGTACAGGTGCTGCACTCCCGGACCAAGCGGAACCCTTCTCGGCATACGCGGCCACTTGACCTTCGCCGCCACTGGCACGGGGGCCACGGCATGTCCTGGCGGATGCAGGAAGTCGCGCAGATGCTTCAGGCTCCATCGCTGTGTACGCAGGATGTCGATGCACGGCGCCGGATAGAGCCCGGACTTAACGCCAGCCGTGAAGACGAATTCACTGACGCCAAGCATTGCCGCCGCCTCTGCTCGCCGCGCAACCATTGGCTCGATCTTGAGCGGATCCGGCCGTTTGCGGCGCTTCGGCGCATCGGCTTCGTCTGATCTGATGGCGGTCAAGTCGCTCACATCACCCCCTTCGGCTCGAATCGGCGGCAAGCGGGCGAGCCGGCGCGGATGTCGCTGCCCGGCCCGTGCGTCCACGCGGCGCGCATCAGCACGCACTTGATCCAGCTTTTCGCGCCCGTGTTGGACTGCGTCTGCTTGTGCTTGCAGTCGCGGCAGGTCTTGCCCTCGGGGCCGGTGCCGGGAAGCGCAGCGTAGCCGCTCGGGATCGTCGGCTTGCGCTTGCGGCCGTCAGGACCGAGAACTTTCCGATGAACCAGCGCCTTGGCGATGAGCGCCTTCATGTCGATAGGTTCGCCGTTGCAGTTGACGAAGCTCACGTCACCCCCTTAGCACCCTTACCCGGAGGGCAGATGCAGGATAAAAGGACTTGGATGCGCTTCATGCAGTGGCTCCGGGATCTGGCGGGCACATCGCGGCAATGACGGCCAGCAAGTGCGATTCGCTGGCCTTGATGGATAGCCACATCGGCACCAGCACGTCCAAGGCGAAGGCAAGCCAGTAGCCGGCTTGGAAACACCAGATGTAGAACACGATCAGGCCGAGAATGGTGAAGGTGATCACGGACGTTCCTTGCTGAACCTCAAGCCGTAGTCGGCCATCGCGCTCTTGACCGGCTCGCCAGCACGGATCGCGTCAGCGCAGGCATCGAAGATGGCAGCCGGACCGCCCATCGGGTTGGGCTTGGCGTACTTGCTGGCGCGGCGCAGGGCTTTGGCGAGGTCGCGCAGTTCGGTGTAGTCGGCGCGTGCGTCCTTGCTGTACTCTCCGCGCCATTTGCCCTTGACCGTGTGCGATTCGCGCAGGCATTGCGCCTCTTGCTCCAGCACTTCGGCGGCGCGCTTCAGCAGTTCGCAGAATCCGAGCTTCGCGGTCATTTCGGCTGTTCCTTCAAAGCGGCGAGATTCGCTGTTTCTGCGCGTTCGTACAGGAATACGCCAGTGGCAAAGCCGGAGCGGATCGCTGCCACGCAATAGCCGGCAATAAGGGACGGCCAGCCGAGCAGAAGAATCGACAGAGTATTCAGGGCTTGTTTCACGGCTGTTTCTCCAAGGCGGCGAGAGCTTCGCGCAGGGCCGGTTGTGGCCTTGGTGGCGCGCTCGATGTCCACGATTGGCGAGTCAGCCGCGCTCGTCCATTCCTCCGCTGCCCGCACCGCCGCGATCAGATTTGCCACCACATCTGGCGATGCGGCCGCGATGTATCTGCGAGCCTTGCGCGATGGCAGAATCGGCTCGTCTGATTCGATCAAGTCAGGGGCGAACCAATCGCCGCCCGCTTCGTCTGCGGCTTCGCGAGCCAGTCGTTCCAGTTCGTCGATCACGGCTGTTTCTCCGTATCGGTAGCAGCAGGAGCGGCGGCGAGCGGTTGCCAGTGCGTCGATCACGGCTGTTTCTCCGTATCGGTAGCAGCAGGAGCGGCGGCGAGCGGTTGCCAGTGCGTCGGAGCGAAGTGATGCGGCCAGCGCGCGAAACTGCCATCCGACTCGCGCCAGACGCACCACGGGTCGCTGGTGTACGGCTTACCGCCGGTGAATCCGTTGGACACGCCGAACGCCTTGACGACGAACATTTCGCGCGTCCCGTCCTTGGGCGCTGTGTCGATGCTCTTCCACCCCTGCGGCTGCGCTGGCACCGGCACTGATAGCGGGGTAGCGAGCGATGCACAAGTCCCGCACAGAGCCCCGGTGTCGGGGACGATGCCATCGCCGCAACTGCACCATACCGGCTCGGGCTGGGCTGTCTGTGTCTGGAGCGCGAGAAGGGCGCGAAGGCGCTGGATTTCCTTGGACATGGCGATCACCACGTCTGCCGTGCCGCCGTACTTGGACGCGGTAAATTCTTCGTCAACGTCGTTCATCGCTCACTCCTTCCCGGTTGCGGCACTGGCCTGGATGGCGGCGTCGAGGGCCGAGATTGCGGAATCGATGCGTGTGTGCGTGATTCCGAAAACCAGAACAACAAGTCCGCGCGTAACGGCGTTGTGGCGGTAGAGCGCATCCAGCGCATCGCGCGCCTGCCGAATGGCCGCTAACCACCTCTCACGCGACGCGATCAGTTCTCCCACCAAGCTGGTGAGTTTTCTGACTTGGACGCGCGCGGCAAACAGTTCCAGTTCGGTATCGAAGGCTGGATCGGCATGCGGCTGGGACACCATTTCCCACATGTCGTCGCGGCGGTCCCAATCGCATTCCTCCGCGTTGCTCGGGTCCAGCGGGTAGAACCAACGCTCGCCGTCGATCCCGGACATGAACACCGGAATCGGGTTGCCGACGTTGTATTCAGGATGCGCCATCCAGCACCAGCCGCCGTCAAAGAATTGGTCTGCGCTCATTTCGGCTCCTTGCTTGATGAAAGCCACTCTTGCACTCTCTGATTGGCGCGCCACGCGATCACGCCGCATACTGGCAGCGCCACGGCAGCGGCCCCATAGAAAAAGCCGAACCAGAACTCGGCGCTCATTTCGACTCCTTGAGTTTTGCAATCGCTGCGTCGTACTTCTTCAGCTGCCGTTGGCGCTCTTGCCGGCACAACCGGATGATTCGCTGCGCCGTCGCATAGGCAGCCGGGTCGTACACCAGCGCGCCCTCCATCAATTCCGTGACGGCGGCGAACACACTGAGCGTTGAGTGATGTTCGGCCGCCACTTCGGCCAGCTTGGCGTAGTTGGTGGCGCTCATTTCTGGCTTCCTCCCGCCCGCATCGCGGCGTCGATGTTCATGTCACAGTTCCCGCCGACCGCAACGTCCTTGGGCCACGCGAACACGAGCGCCGGCTGCGGCGGATCACCCCACGCGAAGTCGGCGGCTAACAGGCGGGCGCTCAGCCAGTGGTATCGCGCAGCATCCCGAGCCGTAGCATCGCGGCCGGAGTGCGAGGTCAAATGAGGCAATTCGGTATTCGGCTGTTTCGGCTGCGCTGCGGCGAGGACGGCGCGAGCGAACTCCACGCAAAACGCTTCGTTGTCGATGCTCTTGCACGACAGCCAGATACGCTTGATTTCCGCCTCTGTCAGCCATTCATCCATCGCCCCGGCCTGCACTACCTCGGCGGCTTCAGAATCCATCGAATTCAGGGAGCGCATCTGCTTCCTCCTTGCTGAGATAAACGTCGGAATAGGCGTGTGGGTCGGTCTGCCCAATGGATGCCGCAGACGCTTCGGCCTCGCGCTTCCATGCCTCGGCCCCGGCAGGTGTCAGGATCAGGTGCGAGCCGTCATAGGTAACGCGCACGTAGCGCACGCGCTCGTTGCCGAATGCGTCGAACATCACGCCGTTCGGCAGACACTTCTGATCCAGCTCTATCGGGGCAGCCTGCGCTACAGGGGCGGCGTAGAGCGAGCGCACTTTGTCAATCTCTGGCTGCGCTCGCGCCTTCTCGTAACCGCCACGGTCGGTGGAGTTCCACCCGCCATATAGCGCGCCGCCGTCTTTGACGCGGAACTGGTAGATGTCAGGTTCTGCCGGAGATGTGGCAGGAGCGGCGATCACAAGCGCTGTACGGAATGCGGCGACAGAGGACGCCGACGCGCCACCATCGCGCAGGGCGGTTGCCTTGGTGTGCGCAGGAATCACGCGCTCGCCGTCATCGTGCAACCACGCCTTCGGCTCGGCGCTCGCTACGGGCTGCACCAGCGGTGCAGCAATGGGGGCGCGCTTGCTCAAGCCGGTCAGGTCGGACGCGGACAGCACATCGCGCAGGCTTTGCAGCATGACCCGCTCCATTCCATCGTCCGCACGGCGAAGAGCCGCGTCCAGCACGCCGGCATAGCCGAATGCGTTGTCGCCCCGGATGAACACGCCGGGCCAGTCGTCGCCGAACTGCACGGGGCCGGTTTCGACGCGCTCAGCTTGCGCCGGCAGAAGTCGAATGGGGTCGGGTCGGGTATCGCTCATCTTGTGTCCTTCAGGCGGATTTCGCCCTGTTCGCTGCCGCACGAGCCGCGCCACCCTTGCGTCCAGCCTCGCGCGCTTCGGCTGACGTGAAGGCGTGGCCGCGACCGCTCTCCTGCGAACGACGGCCGCCCATCACGGCGATTTGCCGGACGCGGGTCGGGTCCATCGTCGCGAAGCCTTGCTTTTTCGGTTCGGTCATGGTGGGGTCCGGTCAGGCGGGCACGTCGTCGAACTGCCGCATGATCGGCGTTGGGGCGAACGTCATCCGGCGCCAGACAGCGCGGGCGGCTTCCACGTCACGCTTGCAGTACGCGGCGACCTCTTCGATGCGGCCGGCGGCAACGTACTCGGCAACCATCGAACCGTCCATGTCGCCCTTGGGCGAGGGGATGGACAGTGCCAGGCAGAGCTTATCCAGGCTGATGCGCCCGCCGATCCCAGCCCACTGCACCATCGTGTCGAATACCTTGTCGCCCTCCCACGGCTTGGCTTGAGCGGCGCGGGCGATGGCGAGCGGCGGCCGGATGCCGTTGACGATGTAGCGCTGCGTCAGAAACCGCAGGTCGAACGACGCAACGTTGTGCCCGATGATGGTTGTGGTGAAGCGCTCGGACGGCGTCACCAGCAGCCGCTTGGAGAACTCGCCCAACAGGGCGGCTTCGTTGTCGGCGCTGAGCACGCATTGCGGCTCGTCGTCGTCGCAGGCCCAGCCGATCACGCAGACGTGGCCGAATGAGCCGTCCAGGCCGGTCGCATTGACCTTCTCGGTGATCTTCGCGGCAAAGTCAGACTTGAGCTGCGCCCGCTTGTTATCGCAGAACTCGGCGATCTTGGCCTCGTCCTTGTAGTTGGACGGCGCGCAGACTGCCTCGATGGCCTGCGTCAGTTCGTCGCGCAGGGACTCTTCGAGGTAGGCGCGCACGTCGTCGCGCTGCGTCGGGATGGATTCGATATCGAGAAACAGGTTCATGCTGGCTCCCGGTCAGAACGGGGTTTCCTCGAAGTCCGGTACATCGTCGAAGTCCGGCCCCTTGTGGGATGACTTGCTGCCGGTCGCCTTCGACCATTCCGGGCTGCGCTTGATTGCGTCCTGCAGCTTCTCGTGGAACGTGGCGAACACTTCCATGTCGGGCTCGTCCAGGTTGAACATGACGTTCGCATGGATGGCCGCCGGCTTGCTGTTCTTGAGCGCAGCCGGGAGCGGCGTCAGGCCGGCGACGTTGCTGTACGTCTTGCCGTTCGTCTCGCTGGTGGTGACGTTGACCATGCAGTAAGCGCCGACGAGGCGGGAAATGTCGAACGCCTTGGCCTCTTCCTCGCTGAAGTCCTTCCCGCGCCATGCCGACAGGTCTTTGCGCAGGCTGGCTTTTTCGTGCAGGCTGACGGTGTAGCTTTTGCTGATCGTCATCGGCATCTGCCGGCCGTCCACGTCCACCACGAGCGGGCCGCCGTTCTCGTCCTCGCCGAACAGTTCCCAGCCGATGCGGATCTTGTGCTGCTGCTTCACGCCGTACTGGCCGTCCGTGGTCTGCGTGCCCAAGTCTACGAGCGAATAGCAGCGCCCGATGTGAACGCCAGCCGGAACGCGCTTGAAGTTGCCGGACCCGCCGGCGTCAGATGCAATGAAACCCATGGTGTAGCTCCTTAGAAAATGCCGCTGTCAACGGGTAGCGGCTGACCCATCAAAAGGGGAGATTGGCTTGCCGCACGCGCTGGCGCATGACGCGGCGGCGGCGGAACTCGCGCACGGCTGCATTGACGGCGGCGTGCATTGCGGCGATCAGGTCATCAAACATGGTGTGTCCTTTCACAGAGGTGAGGCCGTATCGACCGCCTGCCACAGAGCCCGCAAGCGGCTAACGCGCAGCGAGCGCAGCCTGCGGTAGATCACGGGCACCTGGCAGAAGGCCCACAGGATGTCTTTCGCGGCTTGCTTCACATCTCGCTCCGGTTTTCTGCCCAGCGGTCGGCCAGCTTCACCAGCAGGTTGCAGGCTTCGGCCTGGATGTCCTCGCCCTTGCTTGCGGCGCACAGCAGACGGACGGCTTCGGTGAGGTTGTCGCCACAGTCCATGTCGTAGCCGATCATTTCTGCGATGGTTTCGCGGCGAGACGAGCCGTAGTAGTGCACCATGCGGCCGACCGGGCAGGGCTGCGTCAGATCGTCCTTCGCGGCATAGCGCAGGAACTCGGAGCGGAACGCGGCAACCTCGCGGGCGCGGCATTCGGCTTCGTCTAGCTCGGTGCGGGCATTCATGGTGCCGCCTCCGGGTCGGTAGTTACCTCAATATCGAAAACGGTTGCCCCGCCATCGGTGCGGGCGCCGATGCCGAGCACGCGAATGGGCGCCTTGTCGCTGTCGTATGTTCGTTCGTTCATCGCCTGCTGGACCACCAACATCACAGCGGACTGGCACAGCGTCACGATGTTGCGGCCTGGGAATTTCATGCTGTTGCTCATGCTCTATCTCCTGTGATGAATCAGCCGACGAAAGCGACGGCAGCGATGACGAAGACGGCCAGCACGACAGCGAACCACGGCCATGTGGCGGCCATGTCGTCTATCAGGTCAAGGTCGTCGTCCATGTCACCGCCCGACGAACGCGATCAGCATGTACAGCGCGAACGCGGCCCAGAAGCATTGCCAGCCGATGCTCTGCCAGTTGTGCGGCTTGCGAACCGGCTGCAGGTCGTTGACCACGATGGGCAAGGCGCACTCGTTGCCGATGCCGTCCAGCTCTGACGCCCGGATGTGCGCGGCGATCTGGCGCGAGTCAACCTGTCCCGAGCGGACGCAGGCGGTCAGCATGTCGCGCTCGGTGAGGCGGTTGGTGGCGATGTGGCGCAGGGTCACGATGAGGCTCCTTGCTTGGCGAGGCGGTCGTAGAGCACCACGTTCACCGTGGCGGCGAGATTCATGCATCCGTCCATCGGCACGTACACGACGCGCTCGATTCGGTCCACGATGTCTTTGCGGACCGAGCCGTCTTCCGGCCCGAAGATGTAGAAGGCCGACTGCGGATGCTTGAAGTCCATCAGCGGCTTGGCGCGGTCGCAAAGCTCGATCACCACCGGGGTCGCGCCGTAGGGCGTAGCCGCGAGAATGTCGTCCACGTTGACGCACGGCAGATGTCGGTACGCCTTCATGGTGTCGGTCGCGTAGCCGCCCATGCGACCACCTGACACGGCCACCATCGCAGCGCCGTAGACCTGAGCAGCACGAAGCGCGCCGCCGAGGTTCGCCGTGCACTTGCAGCGGTCAAGGCCGATTGCAGCGAAGCCTCGGCTCATGCGATCCTCCACGCGGTAAGCACCAGAACAGCAGCAATCGCAAGCGCAACCTTCCAGCCGTGGCTGGGCTGGCGGTAGCGCGTCACGGCGCAGGCGTATTCGGCGGGCGCTTGTGCAAAGCGCTTGGCCTTTTGACGGTGCCAGTGGTTCAGAACGTCGCTCATGCTCGCGCCTTCCCGATGACCCACACCGTGAGCAGTGCGCAGCCGGTGAAGAACGTGCGCTCCAACGCTACCCCGTACAGCGCTTGCGTGAGAAACTGATACGCGAAGTGGCCGAGGCTCAGGCCGAGCCAGATTGAGAACAAAGAGTGACCGTTCATGCTTGCTCCTGTGGTTTGTACGGATAACCGTTTTCGTCCAGAAACCGCGTCCCATCGCAAGCGGGGCAGACTTCGCGCGCCTTCTTGCCATCCTCCAGAACGAAGCGGAAGCCATTTCCGTCGCAAACGGGGCAGTCGTGCAGTCCGTCGTCGTCGGGCGGCGTCCAGTTGTCGCCCATGCCAGCAATCTGTGCGTAGTTCGTCGTGCGCTTCGGGGATGCGTGCTTGTTGACGTGGCTCACGACGTCTCTCCCAGTGCCCGCGCAATCACTGCCGCGCGCTCGTGGTGGCGGGTCACGCCGATGTTTACGAGGCCGTCTCTGTCGTTGGCCTCGGCCCACTGGAGCTTTTGCTCTGTCGTCATGAGTTGCAGCGCGTTGGTGATGATTCGGTCGGCCGCTTGCAGCTCGCGCAGGAGGTCGGTGACGAGGGTTGCGGTCATCACACACCCGCCTTTCGCGCCCTGACCAGCATCGCCAGCTTGTTGTGAACGGCCTGCGCAACGCTGAAGTTCCAGAGCCTGCGCGACCAGTTGCCCTGCAGAGTCGGAAAGCGATTGCGCTGCTCGCGGGCAAATGCTGCGCACGCGCGACGATCGGAGGCGTTGCCGAGCTTCATGCCGTCACCTTTTGGGCGACAGCGAGAGCAGCGCGAGCGTCGTCGTAAGCGTTGCACGCTTCGTTGATGGCTGACGTTTCCCAGCCCGCGCCCGCCATGTCGTCGTCGGTCGGAAACCGAGTAAGGAGCCGTGTCAGCGCCTTGACCAGCGCACCGTGAGAGGCGCGGAGAGCTTCGCGCGACTGGAGGATGTCGGAAACCGTTTCGTACTTCGTGAGCGTGACCGGCCTCCAGTGCTCGCAGGCGTCTCGGCCCTTGCCAGCGGCCTGCAGCGTCTCGGCAATCCGGCAGTCGCAGATGTCGCCGCTGTCGAACACGCAGCCATCGGGCCGCTCGTCCGGCCCGAGGTCGATATGGCAACCGAAGACGACAACCTCACGCCATGTCGTGCCGGAGACTTGTGTCGAATCGCTCATGCTGTTTCTCCTATGTAGGGGGTGCTCAGGACTGCGAGGGAGCGAGATTGACTTCGGCGGCGGCTTCCGTCGCGGTATCGAACCGCTGCGGGTTGCCGGTCGCGTCCTGCATCCACTCAATCGAACCGCTGGCGCTGTGGCGATAGAGATAGAAGCCAGCGGGGTAGCCGTGGTCGCCTCCCCAGCGCTGAACAAACCAACGGCCGGCAGTCTCGGCGTGCGCTTCGTGCATGTCTTCGTTCTCCTGTTGGTCAGGCTTCGCTAGCGGGGTGGGCGGCGCGAGCGATGGCCCGCGTGATCCGCGAATGCGCGACCTCGATCAGCAACCGATATTCCAGATGCGTCGCGTCGTCGTGCTCGCGCTCAGACTTGGCCAGGAACTCGTCGATGGTTCCGAGAAAGCACCCGCGCGTAGCGAGCAACGCGCCGTCCTTGGCGGCAAACACCGTCAGCGTGCCGTTGGCGGTCCCAACCTTGGACGCCCAGAAGAGCAGGCCGTCGCCGTACACCTGCGCGTCGCCGTACACCCACGCGTCGCCGTACACCCACGCGTTGCCGGACACCTGCGCGTCGCCGGACACCTGCGCGTTGCCGGACACCTGCGCGTCGCCGTACACCCACGCGTCGCCGGACACCCACGCGTCGCCGGACACGTCGAGGCACTTCTCCGCCTCCACGTACCCGCCGAGTGCGCCAGCCGGAAGGCCGAGTGCAGCGATGGCGACGAGCGATCGGATGCGCTTGACCGTGCGGCCTGGGGCGATGATGATTTCATCGCCCGGGACAAATTCGTATTTGGTGTTCGCCAACTCTGTTCTCCTGTTTAACTGCGTGGGCCGCTGGTGCGGGGTCGATGGGTTAGGCGGCGGGCGTCACGCCGGAAGGCTGAAGTCGAATTGAGTCGCGCCTGTAAGTTGCGCGATCACCGCGAGATCGATCGGCAGGCCGCGCGCCAGCGTCAGGTGGTTCACGACGGCGATCTGGCCGATCTGGTGCAGTTGCTCTGGCGTCCAGCGCGCATCGAACGTCGGCGTGATGACCTGAACCACGCGCTCGCCGCAGTAGGAATTCATCCGGACGCGGCAAGGAACCTTGGCGACGGCGAGACGGTGCCGCAGGTGCTTCGTCAGTTCCTTGTGGGTCATCGCTCGTCTCTCCTGTGGGGCTGCAGTGCAGCGGGTCGATGGAGAGAATTTAGCACAATAAAGCTCCGCACAAGCGCAAAACCCTTTAGTGCAGTAAGGAATTCGTGCAAATGAAAAGCCGCCCGAAGGCGGCTCGTGGGCGAGTGACGCTAGATCAGCGACAGTCGGTCTGAATCGTGTTCCCCATGCGGTAGCTGTTGCAGCTCATGGAGGATCGTGGCATCGGGGTCGTTGCCGGCGCAAGGAAGTAGCGTGCGGCTTGGTCCATGGCGTCGGCTTGGCGGTTGCGTTGTTGCTGAATGGCTTGGTAGTACGGCAGGCAGTTCAGCGCTCGCCGGTTCGCCTCGGCTTCGGCCATTGGGGCCAGCGTGCCGCCCATGGTGGTGTAGCGACACACGTCCCATGATGACGCAGCGGACAACTCCTGCCTGGTGACGGGGTGATAGGTGCAGCGCAGGCCGTGAGTATGGCCGCAGCCCCGATGATCGCGAGTCGCATAGAACTCTCCTGCAGTTGCCCGCGAACCCCACGGGCGGGGCTAAAACTTCGTGTCGTCGAGCAGGTGGTGCTTCATCTTCGCGACGGCTTTGATCGCCTGCGCCGACTCCTGATATGGCCCGGCGAGCACCATTTGCTCCGAGCCGTCAGACCATCTCACAACCCCGCCGAATCCTACTGCCTCTCCGTTTTCTGCGTACTCCGCAAACGCTCTGAACATTTCAGCCATCCGTCGATTCTTGTACCGAGCTAGGCTCAAAACTACCGCCATTTGGAATCCCCTTCGTCGTGCTGACCCCCTGCTGACGGATAGTTGTCCTCTCTTAAGGATGGGCTGTCAATTGCTTAGTTTCCCCTAACACCTTTGGTTGCTGGCGCTGGCTTGCTGTCAGAGCCGCGTAAGTTTTCTGAGATGCGCGGATCGTTGCGACGGTCGAGTTTCTGCGGCTGTTCCTTCTCAAGAAGTTCTAGGCGCAGGTGCAGGCGCATGGCGTTTTCCAACCTATCTAGGTCGGTGCTTTCGAGCTTCTTGACGGCATCGAGCAGTTCCTGCGTGAAGGGCCAATAGGGCGCCCCTACCTTCTTGGTGCCCTTGCCGTACAAGATCCATCGTGCGCGGTAGCCGGTAGCCTCTTCCAGCGCCAGCGCCGTGTCGGCCTTCATGTTCTTGGTGTCGCCGGAAATCCAATGGGTGACAGCAGCGTTCGTGACGCTGCAGGCGCGGGCGATTTCGGCCTTCGTCTTCTCCGACTTGTCTATCGCCTCAAGAACACGGTCCTTCAGGAGCATAACCCCTATTAGACCGTCGGGTATATTTACCCGGCTAAGTTGAGCGTGGTAAAGTCTCACTCGTGAAGACCCAAGCTGCAATCGACTACTTCGGAGGCAAAGCGGCGTTGGCGAAAGCTCTCGGCGTCACCGTCCCCGCCCTCTACCAGACCCAATGGCAAGACGAGCCACCGTACTTGCGGCAGGTCCAGATTGAGCTGCTGACAAAGGGCGCGTTGAAGGCAAGGCTGAAGGTGCTTCCGAAGGCCAGTCCGCATCCCAAAAAAGCCAAGCCAGACAACGGCAAGCGCCGCCGCGCTGGCGACAAGCAAGGCGCCTGAGCCGTGCACGCTCTTTCTGATGTGTCCACCGCAGCAACCGGAAGTGTCCGGGGTGCCTCTCGGCACTCTGGAAGCGGCGCGTGGGCGCATCAGAAAGGTCGTGTGTTTCACCGTCGTCATGACCTCTATTTTTTGACCCTCACCAACCGGTTAGGCAACCGGTTAGACGGTGAATTTCTTCTATCGGAGGCACCCGATATGGACCAACGAGAGTTCCCCCTGCTTGGCAGGCTGGACGCGCCCAGCGCCGTCCCGAGTCAGTGGATTCACCACGCCAAGACGTACCGGCAGGCGGTGAGGCTCGCATGGCAGTTGCGCCGCGTGCAATCGATGACGCGCCAGCAGCTCGCCACCGAGGCCGAGCTGTACCCGCAGCACGTCACCGACTACCTCGCGGAGGACGACAAGCCGCAGCGCCGGGATCTGCCGGCCGATGCGGTCGCGCGATTCGAGGGTGTCGTTGGCAACACGCTGGTATCGCAGTGGCTGGCGTCGAGCTCGCAACTGACGGTGCTCGAAGAACTTCAGGCAACGAAGGTGGCCGCATGAACCTGCTCAACTCCATTCGCTCCCTGTTCGGCCGCAACGACCCGCCGAGCGCTCCGAAGCTGCGCAACCGCCCCGGCGGCATGGCATGGATTCGTGGCGTCCGGTGCGAGGACAACGGCTCCGAAGTTATGAACGGTCGCGCCGTCAAGACGGTGCGCCTCGACGCTGGCGGCTTGTGGGTCATCGATCCTCCGCAAGAGTACCGCCTGCGCAAGACAACGAACTACATGGTGCAGGGCATCACCGCGTATGCCGGGGACTTGGTGGCGGCGACAGCTATGGCCGATGAGTTCTTGGAGCCGTGGAAGGAAGACGGCGTATCCGAATCCGAGGTCCGCGATCTGTACCGACCGCAAGAACTGGTGGAGGTGCTGCGGTGAGCGGCGGCATCACCACCGCCTTCGAGCGCTACTTGCTCGCGCACTCGGCTCCGGAAGCGGAGGGGTCGGCGTGAACGAGTACGAGCAGTTCCTTCTACCTGAGCGCGCGGAGATCATCCGCGCCAATACCGTCGAGGATGGTGACTGCCTGCGCTGGACGGGCGCTTGCTGCAACGGCCATCCCGGCATGAGGGGCGAGAACGGCAAGACCGTGCTGGTTCGCCGCGAGCTGTGGCAGGCCAAACACGGCCCGATCCCGGCCGGCAAGATCCTGCGCTGCACCTGCGGCACGCCCAAGTGCGTGCAGATCGAGCACTGCACGCTGACCACGTACAAGCGCCTGGCGCTGCAGCTTGGCGCCATCGGCGTGATGAGCGGCCCGGTGCGAAGCGCCAAGATCGCCGCAGCCAAACGCGCCGGCAAGCAGGCTAAGGTGACGCAGGAGGACGTGCGTGCCATCCGTGCCAGCGATGAGCCTGTGGCCGTGCTGGCGGGCCGCTACGGTGTCGCGGAGGCCACCATCAGCAAGTACCGGCTCGGGCAGATGCGCCGCGAGTTCGAGGCCAATCCGTGGCAGGGGCTTGGAGCATGAGCGCTCTTTCTTCGGCCGAAAACATCACGGTCGGTATCCCGGCAGATTCCATCACACCACCGCAAGACGCTGTGACGTATCAGCGTAAAGCGTTTCCCGATGTAGGCGCCAGCAGACTCGGCGGCAGCGATCTGGACGACGGCGCTAATTACTTCCAGGCGCAAGGGCGGCTTGCCGCTGAAAGGCTGGGCCGTGGCGACTAAGCGCAAGACCATCAGCAAGAAGATCCGCTTCGAGGTCTTCAAGCGCGATTCCTTCAAGTGCCAATACTGCGGCGCCAGCGCGCCGGACGTGATTCTGGAGTTGGACCACATTCAGCCCGTCAGCAAAGACGGTGCCGACGAGATGGTGAACTACATCACCTCCTGCAACGCCTGTAACTCAGGCAAGAGCGACCGAACCCTCGACGACAGCACGACGCTCCAGAAGCAGCGGGCGCAGTTGGTCGAACTGAACGAGCGCCGCGAACAACTCGAAATGATGCTGGCGTGGCGTCAGGGTCTGAAGGGCATCGCCGAGGCCGAGGTCGAAACCGTCTGCGATGCTTGGCGCGAGGCCGCTCCCGGATGGCGGCTGAACGACGCCGGCCGCAAGAGCGCGCTGAAGTACATCAAAAAGCACGGCGTGGCGAAGGTGCTGGACGCCATCGACGACGTGCGCACGGCATACGTGAAGCTGGACGAGGACGGCAAGGCAACGCAGGAGTCGATGGACCTCGCATGGTCCAAGGTGGGTGGATTCCTGCGCATGGCCGGACTACCCGATGACGAGCGCCGCCTGTACTACGTCAAGGGCATTCTCAGAAACCGCCTGTCCTACGTCCCCTACAACGTCCTCAAGAGCCTGACTGAAGCTCTCCATGCTGGCGTGTCCGTGGAAGACATGGAGCTTGAGGCGAAACACGCCAGACGCTGGAACGACTTCGAGTCCTGGCTTGACGATGCGATTGGGCTATAGATGGCGCGCGCAAGAAACATCAAACCGGGCTTCTTCACGCATGACGGAATCGCCGAGTTGGCGCCGCTCGCGCGCTTGCTGTTCATCGGCCTGTGGACCGTAGCCGACCGTGCTGGCCGGCTAGAGGACAGGCCCAAACGGATCAAGGCTGAAGTGCTGCCCTATGACGATTGCGACATCAACGTGATGTTGCAGGAGCTGCATCAGGCAGGGTTCGTCCAGCGCTACCAAGCTGGGAACGTGGCCGCGATCCAGATCGTGAATTGGGACAAGCACCAAAACCCACACGTCAAGGAAACCGAAAGCACCATACAAGCACCAGACCGGCCCGGTGCAAGTACCAGACAAGAAAGTAAGCCCGCCGGTAAGGCAGAACAACCCGGCACCGAACCATCCGGGCTGATTCCGGATTCCGGATTCCCCCTTCCTGATTCCAATACCTCTCCTAACGGAGAGGTTGACGGCCCCGCGCAACGCGCGGCCCCGTCGCCCCCGCCCGACTTCAACGGAAAGAACGCGCAGTCCCTGAACGGCAAGGCCATCGTGCAAATCGCCGGGGACTGGGAGCTTCCGGAGGACTGGGGCGTTGATGCCGAAGCCCTCGGTTGGAAGCCATCGCAGGTGCTCTACCAATCCGAGAAGTTCCGGCAGTACTGGACCGCTGGCAAGGGGCAGGGCAAGCGCCGCTCTGTCAAGGGCTGGCGGCAATCGTGGAGCAACTGGCTTGAACGAGCCGCAAAGGATCAGCGATGACGTACCGCATCAACGCTGTGCGTTTCAGCACAAGCGCATACCACCGCGCTCGCGAGTTTGGGAGAGGTCGCCTGTTCAGCGCATGGCTGCAAGTGCGGTTCTGGCTCACCGGAAGAACGGGGGCATACCGCATTCGGTGGGGCAACGCCACTCAGCGCACAGGAGGGTATCAATGAGCAGCTACAAAACGCGCGCCCACGATCAGCGCGTGGTGGAGGAAGTCGCGGCCGGGAAAGAGTTGATGTGCGCGGCAAGCGGCTGTCCGCATTGCTGGAGCGTCGATGCTGGAGCCGGGCGGCTGTGTTCGTGGCACGCATGGTCAGACCCACACCTTTGGCCGCAGATCACTCAGGAACAACTCGAATCGATGGCCGACAAGGCTAGGCAGCGCCGCGAGCCTGTGACGCCGAAGGCGATGTCTCGCGCCGAGAAGGCAGCAGCGGTAGCCGCATTGCGTGAGGTCGCGGCAAAGAAGAATCCGCGCAAGGATTGGGCGCGGCGCATCGTGGAGCGGGTTCGCAACGGTGCTCGCGTAACGCCGCTGGTGCTGAAGATGGCGCAGGCTGTCGCTCGCCGTCCTGCCGGGGGTGCGGAATGAGCCGCGAGGCCACCAACATCAGCGCCGTGTGGCTTGAGATCCTGCGTGCGCAGCGGCCCGTGAGGTACGCGGACATTGCGGCTGCGCTGCCGGAGTTGTCGCACAACCAACGCGCCCCGGCGCTGAAGGCTGCATTCCAGCTTGGCTACTTGGAGCGGGCGGGAGAGCCAAGACAGTACGAGTACAGCGTTACGCCGCGCTGCACGGTTCCGCCTGGCGTTCCGGTGCTGGAAATTCTGGAGGCGACGGCGTGAACCTCGAATCCCGCCGTGCAGCCCGCCGAGCAGCCATGCCGACCGTAGCCGCGTTCGTAGAGCAGTACGCGGCATTCAAACCCGTCGTGATCTACGCGAGCGAGAACGGGCACACGGTCGGCAAGCCCCCGGTGTACGCCGAGGTATTCACGGTGCCTGCGGGCTATTCCCCGACGGCGCGCATTGACGTGAAGGGGCGCAAGGCATGAGCCTGCCGCTGTCTGTCAAGCGCTGCGCCGGCCGCAATCCAGGCGAGCCCGTACCGCAGGAGTGCTTCAACTGCTTTCGCCGCTCGCAGGGTGTTGCCGACTACATCGCTGGCGAGCCGGGCGTCGAGTGGATGGAAGCGCCGAAAGAGACGCCATGCCCTGAGCGGCTGGCCCACAAGCGAGAGGCGCGCAATGCGTAGGGCCGCAAAGGTCGATGCCGTGCAGGAGCAGATTGTGTCCGCGCTGAAGGCTGCGGGCGCTCGCGTGCAGAGCCTCGCGGCAATCGGAAAAGGTTGCCCGGACATTTTGGTCGCCTACGGCACGCGGCCGGACGTGCGGCTGTACCTGATGGAGCTGAAGACGGGCAAGGCCGAGCCGAATGAGTTGCAGAAGCGCTGGCACATCGCATGGCAGGCCCCCGTCTACGTGGTTCGCACGCCGGACGAAGCGCTGAGAGTTCTAGGAATCATCAAATGAGACCGCATCCGGAAATGAGGCTTCCAGCGGATTCGCGCTGGACCGTAATTGAGCTAGCCCCTACGAACGGCAAAAAACGGCGCTGGATCTGTCGCTGCGAATGCGGGACGGTAAAACCAGTATTGCAGGATAAATTGATTTCCGGCTGGTCGCGCTCTTGCGGGTGTTTGAGGACGGAGACAACGCAGCGCCGCGCCAGCACTCACGGCATGTCGCGTCATCCTCTGCACCACATTTGGTCATCGATGCGTCAGCGCTGCTCAAACCCAAAGAACAAGCGGTTTGATAGGTACGGCAAGCGCGGGATACGAGTCTGCGAGCGATGGGAGGCGAGTTTTGACGCCTTTGTTAAGGACATGGGCGAGGGCTATCGACCAGGATTGCAGCTTGACCGAATCAACAACGACGGCGACTACGAACCGGGAAATGTCCGATGGGTGACGGTAAGGGAGCAGCAAAACAACAAGAGCAGCAACAAGCTCATCGAATGGAACGGCGCCCGGCTTACGTTGTCTGTCTGGTCTGAGCGGACCGGAATACCGCTGCGCGTGATAAGCGCAAGGTTGATTTACGGATGGAGCCAAGAGCGTGCGTTAACAACGCCTGTCGGTGCTCCTCGCCTGCGCGTGATCGGGGCGCTCGCATGAAGCCGCGCATCTTCCTGTTTCACGGAGTCTGGCACTGCTTCGCGCGCGGCAGGCGAGTTATGGGACTTGGCTTCACGCCGAGCGAGGCTTACTTCGATTGGCTCAAAGCATGACTACTGGGAGACGGGATTGAGCGAACTCGCACACCAAAGCCTGCTCGCGCCGGCCGAGAACAAGTTTCACGTCGGCAACGGCGAGGACGGCAAGCACTACTGGCTGACGCCTCCCGACGTGTACGCGAAGCTCGCCGCCGAGTTTCGGTTCGATTTCGACCCGTGCCCGTTCCCGAAGCCGGACGGATTTGACGGCCTGACGTGCGAATGGGGCCGGTCCAGCTACGTGAATCCGCCCTTCGGATCCATCCTGCATGAAGGCAAGAAGAAGGGTCCGACCGCATGGGCGCGCAAGGCCATCGCGGAGCAGAAGAAGGGTAAGCGTGTTGTGCTGGTGTACCCCATCGACAAGTGGTACTGATGCTGCTCGCGGCCGGCGCGAAGGTGCGCAACCTCGGGGATGTGCGGTGGCTTGCGACTGAGGACGGCTCTCAGGGTAAAGGAACCGGCCGGCACATCGCCTGTTTCGTGCTGGAGCCTGACGAATCGGAAGCCGCATGACCGACACGCACCGCCAGATTTTGCAGAGGTCGCCAAGCCAGAAGTGGTGCCTGCTGTGCTGCGACTGGAAGCCGAGCAAGGGCGGAACTACGAAGAACGGCTTTCGGTGTGCCGCGCACAAGCCAAAGGAGAAGAAGTGATCGATTCAGCGCAAATCGGAGACTGCACGCTGTACCACGGAAGCATGTTCGACCTCATGGAGAACGGTTGGCCGGAGGTCGATCACGTCATCACAGACCCACCGTACTCGGCCAACACGCATTCGATGATGCGCACAAACAAGGCGACGGCTGGCGTTCAAGGCGGCGCACGGGTCAAGCTGTTCGATTCGATTTCTGGCGAAGAGTTCGTAACGGCAATGCGGCTGTGCCTCGGGGCCTGCTATGAGTGGGTGATTGCTACCTGCGATTACAAGCATGCCGCGCTGTTCTACGAGCACCTGAACTTTGTTCGACTTGGGGCTTGGGTCAAGCCGAACCCCATGCCGCAAATCAGCGGCGACCGGCCCGGACAAGGGTTTGAAACCGTGCTGATCATGCACTCCGCCGCCGTCACAAAAAAGTGGAATCGTGGTGGCGGGGCTGGTGTTTGGACGTTCCCTGTGGAAGGACGAGGCGAGATCCCGACGCAGAAGCCTCTTGGGCTCCTATCGGCCTTTGTAAGCGACTTCACGGAGCCGGGCCAAGTCATTCTCGACCCGTTCATGGGAAGCGGAACGACCGGAGTCGCGGCCGTCCTCCAGGGGCGCGGCTTTCAGGGAATCGAGCGCGATCGCAAGCACTTTGACATTGCGTGCAGGCGAATTGAGCAGGCATACAAGCAGCGTCCGCTGTTCGTCGCAGAGCCAGCAAAAGCCCCGCAACAACTTGGATTGGAGGCCGCATGACGCACCAATCCCCAATCGACTACAGAAGCCGCGCCGGCCGGGAGACTGAAGTTCTCGCCGAGATCGGCATCAGCGAACGCCTATCGCGCGCATGGCTTGACGCTATCCCGCAGCGCAGGGCGGCATGGTTTCGGCTGCTGGCTGACGGGCGCGTGATCCAGCACCAGCACCGCGTGTATGGCGGTGAGGACTTGATCCTTGCCGAAGTAGCGCGAGACATTCCCGCCGACTCTCTGCTCTCGCGTGCTGCGCGGCTGTGGGACGGGTTCGTGCGGGCTTTCGTCGGAGGCCCGTCATTTTGAGAACACGCAAGCACCGCGTCATCCCCCGCGAGGTAGACGCCCTGGTAAAGCTCGCCCTGGATCTTGCGCGCGGGAACGCTGCAAAGGCCAAGGCTCTGATGGAAACGAAGCTGTTTCGGGTGGCGCTGGAAGGCGGGAAGGGGCTGGCATGAGACAGACCTTCGTCGTTGGCAACCACCCGCAGTCACGCGGAAGGGCGCTGGAAGCGGTCAGGACGGCCCCACACGGCTACGTGGTGACGGTGGGTGAGCCTACCCGCACTCTGGAGCAGAACGCGGCGCAATGGCCGATTCTGGACGCCTTCGCCAAGCAGAAGCAGCTTTGCGTCAACGGGCGCATGGAGTACGTCAGCGACGAAGAGTGGAAGGACGTGCTTACCGGCGCTTTCCGTGACGAGATGGCGCGGGTTGCGAACTTCCGTGGGCGAATGATTCTGCTAGGCCAGCGCACCAGCAAGTTCGGCAAGGGCGAGTTTTCCGACTGGCTGGAATGGCTTCACGCGGCAGCGATTGAAGAGGGCGTTGTCGTGTACCCGGAAGACGAGAGGCGGGCGGCATGACCAAAGCCGAACACGCCCACAAGACAGCACTCGCGGAGCTTGGCTGCGTCCTGTGCCGTCGCATGTACGGGCCGCACGAACCAGGCCCCGTGGAGCTGCATCACCTGCGGGCGGGCGGCTGGGGCAAAGGCGGATACGAAACCCTGATCCCGCTATGCGTTGAGCACCATCGCGGCGCTACCGGGGTTCACGGACTCGGAACAAAAGGATTCGTCAAGCGGTACGGCTTCACTCAGGCCGATCTCCTGCTGGACGCAATGACGCTGTTGAAGGGGGTAGAGGCATGAGGCAATTCAAGACGAAGCCCACAGGGCGCCCGCCGATCAACGAAGCCGGGATGCCCGCATGGATTCACGCCCGCGTGACCAAAGAGCAGGCAGAGAAGGTGCGCGAGATGGGCGGCAGCAAGTTCCTGCGCGACCTGATCGACCAGAAGCTGAGCGAGAGCCGTCCGGTGCGCCTGGAAGACGTATGGGGGAAGACGTGACCAACCGCGAGCAAGTGCTAGAAGCTGTCCGCGTGCTCGGGGCGGCAACAAATCCGCAGGTCTGCTCAGAGCTTCAAGGACGCCTGACGCCACGGCAGGTATCCAACGCACTGCGCGAGGCTACGTCGGTCGGGCAACTTGTGACAACGCGCCGGCCGATTCCCGGGTCGTTTCTCATCGAGACGACGTATCGGATCAAGCCGCCAGTGCGCGTGCTGCGCTATCCGAGCGTTTGGCACTACGGGCAGGGAGTGACGGTATGAGCACAGCCACCACAACGCTCCATGGCTATGACGGCACGACCTACGGCGTGGACGAGCGCGGACAGGTGATGTGGGCGACATACTCCGAACCGCCGAAAGAGGCGAAGCCTGGGCTGCCCGTCGAAGTGTATCGAGTGACTGAGTTTGACCCGGAGCGGGCGTGGCGTGCAACTGAGCTTGCGTGCAGGGGCCAGTGAGGCGTATCTATGGGTTTTGAGAGGCAAAATACAAGCGCAAGAAGTGTCGCGCTCTCCTTGCTGGAGACGCACGGCCCATCAACGGCGGATGGTCTTGCGGCGCGCATGGCGGTATTTTCGAGGGCGCAGATCGCTACTGCGTTGCGCGGGCTGGCGAGGTCGGGGCTCGCGCATAGATCGAGCGGCGAGATGCGCGATGGGCGGAGTCCTGCCGCCGTCTATTCTGCTGGAAAGCCTCCTCTTGGCGGAATCATCAAGACCAAACCATGGTGCGAGCAGGAAAAGATCGCAGCGTTGGTTTGCGAATTTGGAAAGGCTACCGCAGATGATTTGCTCCCGCAGTTTGCTGGCAAATCGTGGGCGCAAGTATCAAAGGCGATGCTGAATGCCGCCGGACGAGGTCTGATCCACCGCGTGGGGGTGCTGGCTCACTACGGCACGCGGCCTACTTCGATCTATTCCGCAGGTCCAGGTCCGAGTAAATCGCCGTGGCTAGTGATAACCATGACCATCTGCGGAAGATGCGGAGCGGTTATTGCTGGGGGGCGTTGCAAGGCGTGCGAGGCGGCGGTTCGGAGGTCAGATGGCTACGTTGCTGCTAGGCAGGCTTGGGTCGCTGCCAATAGAAACCACCTAAGTCAATACCGACGTGACCGCTACCAAAGATCGGCGGAGGAACGCCGCCGCTATAGCCGGGAGTGGTACGCAGCAAATACCGAACGAGCTAGGGCGGCCAGAGTTTCGTGGATCAAAGAAAACGCAGAAAAGAATCGCTCCTACAAAAGAGCATGGGCAAGGCGAAACAAGGAGTATCTGCGTCTGAAAGACAGAAAGCGCAGGAGGCTGATTGGGGCCGACCGACTATCTCGCGGGATTCTGGAGCGGCTGCAGAAACTTCAGCGCGGCAAATGCGCTTGCTGCGGTCGGCCGCTTGGTCGGGACTTCCATCTAGATCACATTGTTCCGTTGGCGCTTGGCGGTAGGAATATCGACGCTAACGTGCAGTTGTTGAGGGCGCGCTGCAATCAGCAGAAAGGCGCCAAACATCCGGTGGACTACATGCAGCAAAAAGGGTTTCTTCTATGAAGACGGACGCAGCGCAGGAATTCGACTCCGAGCGCGCCCATGCGGCAACGCTGGCGGCTTGCCGGGGGCAGAGATGAGCCCGCTGACCGGCTGCGATGCTTGGCTGATTTTTGCGGCTTGGGCGCTGGCTACTGACCGCCCGCGCTGGGTCTATGCGGCGCTTGCTTTGGCGCTGTTTCGGTGGATGGCGAACTAACCGCGCGTGAGCGCATAGGAGGCGAGATGGATGCAACTTGGATAGCAATCGGGGCCATTGGATTCGCGTCGGCCTGCGCGCTCGCTGCGGCTCTCGGGCTGCGCAAGGCGGTCGCCGATTTGCGCGAGCTGGTGAAGTGGAAGAACGATAACCGGGTGAGCGACATTGAGCGGCTGCAATGCGACATCGCCGCCATGGAGCAAGGCTTGCGGCAGCTTGGGCTCGCGTACAAGGGGCGGACTACCGAGCCTGCGGGATGGTTTAAGAAGGGCGACTAACTGCCCCCACAACAAACACTATCGGAGGGTTGATGGCAACTGCGACGGAACCGAGAACGATAGACGAGTCGTATTCGATGGCGCTGCACACGTCAGACATGACAGTTGTCGGCGGGATGGTCCCCGAGGGCCACCCGAACCGCGCCGCTGACGTAATCATCGCTTCCGGCATGGCCGCTTGCGGTGGACGGCACCAGCTCGGATTCGCCCTGATCGCCATTCGCGGGGAGTGGGATCGCGCAGACAAGCCCGCCAAGCGCTCCGAGGCTTTCATCGAGGCTCGCGCCAAGGAACTGCCGGACAAGCGCGGGCGGCCGGACATGAAGCGGGCACGGGCTGAGGCGATTGCTTGGCACGCGCGGGAAATGCGCGAGCGGGCGATGGTGCTGCGCGGGCGTTCGCTGGTCCTTGGGTTGCTGACCGAGTGGGCCCAGCGGGTCGGCGTGGACGTGGACTTACTCAGCCCGGCTCTGTTCCATTTCCTCGCTCCAAAGTGCTCTGTATGCGATGGGCACGGCAAGGTACTGCGGTGGGGGCACAAGATCGAAACGACGTGCGACCACTGCCGGGGCTCTGGCGAGTGGCCGAGGCCGATGGGAGCGCACCAGATCCACGACTACTTCAAGGACGTGATGGGCAAGGCCAAGGGCGG